GGCCGCGCGGGGTTCCGCCCCTCGGACCCCGCGCGGCCACCCCTACGAGACGGAGAAGACATGAGGCACCAGGGCTCTGCGACCGACACATCCGAGGTCGCGGTCTACCGCATCGGCTGGCGGACCGGCCGGCCGCTGCGCTTCACCCTCGGCCTACGCTGGAAGCGACTGCGCGAGCGCGGCTGGCTGCACCCCACCTACGGCGTCTCGGCGTTCCATCCGAAACGGATCGTCCACCGCCCTTGGCAGGCCGAGGTCGTCACTTCGGAGTGCCGCTGCAACGCGGCGCGTGGCCTTACGCCGCAGGCTGCCGAGGCGCGGGTGCGACGTGCGCACCGGCGGGCGGCCACGAAGGGTCGTTGCGCGCTCACCGCTGGCGGCGCCCGGTGACCGGGGCCGCCGACGTGCCCGCAGAAGCCGTCCGGGCCATCGCTGACGTGCTGTTCACCCTGGATCACGAGCACTGCGGCAGCGACGGCGGCAGTTGCGTGGGATCCGACATGCCGTGGTGGTTGGCCGCCGTCCGCGACGCGTTCACGGCTGCCGCTGAGGCCGGCTGGGTCCTCGTCCCCGGCCCCGTCCGGACCCAGTGGGGCCAGATGGACAAGGTCGGCGCCGTCTGGCCGCGCCGCGATGAGGCGGATGCGTTCGCGTTCGCGTTCGGTGACGGCAGCGACGTGCGCCAACGACAGGTCACCGAGTGGCGTCCGGCCCAACTGCTCGACGCCCGGCACGACGACCCGGACCCGACCGGCGCGCTGACCGGCTCCGAGACCATCCCGCCGGACAAGTCCACACCGTGCGATGCCGCGTATCCCGAAACGGCCGGCTACAAGGCGGCTTTCCGCTGTCAGAAGCCGGCCGGCCACGACATGCCGCACCTGACGCTTCAGTCCGGCAGCGCCGACGCCTGGGCACCTGAGTCCACACAGGACGGAGAGGGGGGCCGGTGAGGCTCGGGTGGGTCGGAGCTGCGGAACTGACTGAGCACGACCGGAGGATGCACCCGAACGGCTACTGGTACGCCAAGACCGACGACGGGGGGTTCGACGGCGCGGGGCCGGACCCGCTGATCGCCGTTTCGAATCTGGCCGGGCAGATGGAGCGCCACCTCGCAATGGATCGGTCCACACGGGACGGTGCCCTGTGACCGCCTACCTGCTGCTGCTCGGGTTCGCCGCGCTGTGCCTGCTCGCCGCCACGGTCCCGCAGGTCGCCGCCCGCCGCCGCCACGCCCTCGGCGCCATCGGCCGCTGGCCCGGCGCCACACCCGGCTGGGGCGACGAGCTCGCCGAGTGGCTCCGCACCGGCATCGGATCGGCGGTAGCGCGGTGAGGCTGATCAACGGCATACCCGAGGACCAGTGGGGTTGCTGGTGCCCACACGGCCACCGGATCACGATGCCCGCCCCCGACGACGACTCCGCCTGCCCTGCCGCGGTCTTCGTGCATCCCTGTCCGTGCCCGTGGCCGCAGTGCCAGCCGGCGTACGTGGCTGCTCAGGTGGAGACGGAGCTGGCGGCGCTCGAATCCGAGGGCTGGCGGGAGGTGGGCGGATGAGCCGCGCTGTGGACGTTCTCACCTGCGTGCTCGCGCTGGCCGCCGCCTACGCCGGCCTCGTCGGCTTTGATTGGCTGCTACGCCGGGTCCTGCCGGCGGAGGAGCCGGAGCGGCTGGTGGTGCGGCCATGACCGACCTGCGCGCCTACGAGACCGACCCGCGCTCGCTCATCCGTGACCTCGGTGGCGGCAGCACCCACCAGCGCCGGTACCTGGCCGAGGTGATCGCCGACCACCCCGACGACGGCTACTACTGCCCCCTGTGCGACCCGGTCTACCCGGTGCCCACTCCGGAGGCGGCACGGTGGCCCGAGCCGCGGATACTCCACCGGCTACCCGACCCGGCGCCGACCGCGGAAGCCGAGCGGTGATGGACGGGTGGCTCGGGGCTGGGGCGGGCACGCTGTCGCTGCTACAGGCTTGCCGGCGGGCGCACTGCGGGCCGCCGAAGATGCGCAGGCTCATCGTCGCCGGCGCCATCCGCGCGTACCGGCCCGGCCGCGAATGGCGGATCAACGCCGCCGACCTCGACGCCTACCTCGCCGGGGACACCCAGCCTAGGGAGACCGACCATGCCTAGCCCGGCCGACGAGCTGCGGGCGGCGGCAGCACGCGCCCGGGAACTGGCCGAGGATGCCGTGGCGGAATCCATCCGGGTCGCCGGGGCCGACGAATGGCTCGACCCGCATGATCTGGCGTCGGCGCTGGAGGGCGCCTACGAGGCTAGCCCGGCCGCCGCCGCGCACATCGCCGCGTGGTCCCCGGCGCCGGCCCTCGCCGTCGCCGCGTGGCTGGGACAGACCGCCGGCCGGCACACGCCACTACACGAGGGCGGCGACGAGGAAGCCGCGGCCGGGCTGCCACCGATATGCGCCTGCTGCGAGGGGCTCATCGACTGGCCATGCCCGGACATGGCCGCCGCGCTGGCCGTGGCCCGGACAATCCCCGGCGGTGCGGCGTGAGCGACGACCTCGACCGCATGCTGTCCGACAAGGTCGCCGACGGCCGCATTACCGAACACGACGCTGCCGTGGTCCTCAGGTTCCGCGACTTCCTACGGCAGGCAGGACCCGTGAGCGGTCCACTGACGGACGAGGAACAGGCGTTCCGGCGGCGCTGTCACACCGACCCGGAGTGGCGGGAGTTCCTGGGGCTGGAGCCGACGCCATGACCACCGAGACGCGCGTCCACTCCGCCGCCGAAGCCCTCGCCGAGACTGGCCGCCCGCACGGCGCGATGACCACACCAGACGATGCGCTGGATGTGACCGCCGCACGGCTCCGGGCGCTCGCCGACCTCCACGCGGCTGCGGTGCGGCCGCCCGGCTATCCACCGAGCGGACCGGTATCAGGTGAAGACGCTGCTGCCGAAGCCCTCGCCGAGCGGCTGTACGACGCCGGCCTCCGCGCCGAAACCGCCGGCCGGGCCGCAGCCGTCCTGCTCGCCGACCCCGACCGCGGCCACGGCGGCTGGGCCGGCCCGGTGGACCTCGGACCCGGGGTCGTGCTGTGGGTCACCCTGCCCGCCGGGACGACGACATGACCGCGCCCGGCTGGGGCGGCCAGCGCTTCACCGACTGGCCTCCCCGCCCAGCACCAGCCTGCGGGACCTGCGGCGCACCCGGCCACCCCTACCCCGCTGGGGCACGCTGCGACACCCACCGGCCCGGCGGCCCCCCGCCCACCGTCTACCCGCTGCCACGGCCACCCGCCGCTGAGGGCGCCCTCGACCGGGCCCGCCGCCGTTGGCCGGCCGCGCCGGCGTGCGCCGCCACCGACCACCGCGGCCAGCCGGCCTGCCTCTACCCCCTCGACCCGGCCAACGGGGACGAGGTCATGCACCAGAGCTGCACCGCGGAGTACCGGCGGTACGTCGCCGCGATGCGGCTGGTCGAGGAACGGCGCCGGTCCGAACCGGCACGGGCAGCGCTCGCAGCGAGGGGGGATGCCGCGTGACCACGGTCGTCGAGTCCATCGTCATCACAGCCCTCGGCCAGCCCAAGCCGAAGGGCAGCCTCCGGCATGTCGGCAAGGGTCGCCTCGTCGAGCAGATCAAAGACGGCCCGGCGTGGCGGACCACCGTCAAGGACGCCGCCGTGACCACCCACCGCGCGTACTGGGCGGCGCGGCAATTTCGACCCGCCGGACTGGAGCGGGCGCCGTTCGACGGCCCCGTCACGGTCGAGGTCACCGTCACCGTCACCAAGCCCAAGTCGGCGCCGAAGACCCGCCCGACGTGGCCGGTGACCAGGTCGTCCGGAGACATCGACAAGCACGCCCGGAACATCCTCGACGCCCTCGTCGATGCCGGCGTGCTACACGACGACTCCCAGGTCATCGACTGCCACCTGCGCAAGCTCTACCCCGGCCAGCACCCCGACACCCTGACGACGCCGGGTGTCGTCATCCGTCTGTCCACAGTGGAGGAGACCACATGACGACCTACTGGCGGGCCAAGGACATCGAAGCCCTCGTAGAGCAACTGGTGCCAGAGCACCACGACCACCTCGACCGGCCGGACGTGACGATCCGGTGCGTATTCCGAGACACCATCGCCAAGTCCCGCGGCCGAATGGTCCTCGGCAAGGCCCGGAAGATCAGCGGTCTCAACGCACACCTGGTCGGACTGGTCCGCCGGGACGACCTCGGCGACGACCCCGCGGACTTCTTCGTGATCGAGGTGCCGTACGAGCCGTGGCAAGCACTCACCGAGCAGCAACGACTGGCCCTGGTAGACCACGAGTTGTCGCATTTCTACGTAGCGATACCGGAAGGCCCGGACGAGGACCGGAAGCTGGTGATGCTCGGCCACGACCTGGAGGAGTTCACTGCGGTGGTGGAGCGTCACGGGTTGTGGCGGCCGGACCTGAAAGAGTTCGCCCGGGTCGTCGCGCGGCGCAGCGATCAGCCGACGCTGGACGAGGACGTGGACCCGGATACGGGTGAGATCGGGTGACCGGCGTGGACTTCGGGGACGCGGGCGTGTTCGAGGGCCTGACGGGACTGTCCGAAGAGGACGCTGCCGCGTTCATCGCAGCAGTCAACGACGCACCGACCGGCCACACCCTGTCCGTCACCATCAACCGCGACCGCGTCGAGCTCGAGGTCGCCTGCCATGAGCCGCAAGGCGCCGACTGCCGACTGTCTTGCGACAACGAAGGCTGCGGCGACGTCGAGACGTGCAACGACCGGGGCGAGACATGCCACCTGTCCGACTCCGGCGACTGCCAGCCGTGTCTGCACCTGAACGAAGACCCGAGCATGATCGAGGAGTGGCACGAGGCCGTGGTCGAGCCGCTGACCGACGGCATGCCGATCGTGTGCACCTGGGATGGGGGCGGGTACACCTGGCGCGGCGCACACACCCCGCCGGCCGAGTCTGAGGTGCGGCCGTGACCGCCCCCTGGCCGGTACCCGAGGAAGCCGTCCAGGCCGCTATGGATCTCTCGCCGTTGTGGCCGCAGATCACCACCGCACACGTCCAGGCGCTACTCGCCCTAGCCGCCCCGCACATCGTGGCGGCCACCCTCAGGCAGGCAGCCAGCCGGTACACCACCGAGATCGCCGCCGCAGTCCACGCCGCCACGAAGGCCCTCAGGAAGGACGCCACCCTCGGACAGGAATGGGACGGCACGGTCCGCGTCCAGGCCGCCGAGGGTATCGCCGCGGTCCTGAACCGGTGGGCCGAGCAGGTGCAGCCATGAACGCCGACGCCATCCACATCACCCCGAACGGCAGCATCAGCCTGCTCATCGGCGGCGAGTGGACAGACTGCGACCTCGCCTCCGACTGGTTCCTCGACGGCTGGCGCTGCATCGCAGAGCGGGCCGCAGCAGCCCACGGGTACCGGCTGAGCGGGCCGTGGGCCGACCACGAGGAGGCCGGCGGGTACTTCGGTGTCCGCGCCGCGATCGAACCCGTGGCGACACCATGACCGCCCCCGACTGGACCGTGCGCGCGCCCCGCAGCCTCACCGACCTCGCCTGCCCGCAAGGCCACTTCATCACCCAGACGCAGGACCGTCGATGGCTCCACCGCCTCGCCATGGCACTGGACCACCACGACCAGCGGCAACTACGGCTCGACCTCGCCCGGTACCTCGCCGATACCTGCGCCCACCACTGGCACGACATCACCGACAGCCCGCCCGTCTTGCCGCTGTGGCAATGCCTGTGGTGCTGCCGAGTCGAAGGCCCCGAGAACCCGCAGGCGGTGACCGGATGACCGTGTTCCTCGAATTCCGCTCCCGGTGCTGGCTGTGCGGCTACCGGCTCCGCGGCTGGCAGTGCCGCGTCGTCCGCATCAACAAACACAGCCTCCGCACCACCGACCGGACAGGGCTCGGCGCCTACGACCGGGCATGCCCCGAATGCCTACTCCCCGGAGACGCCGGACTCGTCAAAGGCGAAGACGGGGTGTGGCGGTTCCCGAGCGACCCGGACGCGCCGCCGTGGTGGGAAGGCCGGCAATGAAGCCCCGCGACGTGATCGACCGCTGCCCCGGATGCGGATGCACCCGCTACTGCGACGGGTGCGGCTGCTACGGCTGCTACCGGCCCGCCTGCCGCTGCTACCAGCCGCTGGAAGGCGCGGTCACCCGCCCACCCGACATCCGCATCACCCCACCCACCCCGCGGGTGCTCGTGAAAGAAGGCCCGGTCAAGCCACCGCCCGCCTGGTTCAGAGGCCGGCGATGACCAAACACCGAAGCGGAACCGGCGGCATCACCCCACCACCGGCCACCACCGACCAAGCACGCGCGACGATGCTCCTCGCCGTTGGCAACGGCATCGGCCACGTCTACACCGGCGCCCCCGACGGCATCCGCGAATGGACGCCGACGCCCGACGAGATGGCCGCCATAAGGCGCCTCGCACGGCCCGTTCTCGACGTACTCGGGCTGCTCCCCGACCCTGCCAAGACGCCCCGGTCAAAGGTTCAACCGGGCCCCACCGTCCCACCCACCGACGCCGCCATAAAACTCGCCGCCCGAGTCATCCCCGACCGTCTCGACCCCCAACGGGCCGCCACCCTCGCCCGGCTGTACGAACGCCACGGGCTACCCGTACCGCTACGCGTCGCGAAACTCAGGGCCGAATACCAGGCCGAACGACGCGCCGCCAGGAGAGCAGTATGAGCCCCGCGCAGCAGGCCCTCGCCGAAGCCGCCGCGGCAGAAGCTGCCCGGGTGTACGGCGGCACCTGCCCCGAATGGCAACCGACCGACCGGCCACCCACCCCCGATGAACTCCGCCGCGCCAACGCCGACTATGCGCGCCTACGCCGCGCAGGCCAGCCCGTACCCGTGCACACCTACGACCTCTACAACGCCTACCAGCGGCACCTGAAAGCCCGGCGCCGCGCCGAACTCGCCGACATCGGTCGGCCGTCCACAGCCGGTGGACAACCCGTGGAGTCGCCTGTGGATTACCTGTCCGACTCGAACGCGTGTGCAGAAAACGGTAGGATGATCTTACCCGACAACGGGCGGGCCGGCCAGGGTATCCCCACCCCAACCGGCCCTGGGACCTCCACCGATCAGCCGGAAGGAGGCCGTGATGCCTGATGCTGTCCCACCGGGCACCGGCTGCGCAACCCCCCCCGTCTCGACGCCGAAACGCTGCCGCTGAGATGGCCCGCATCCGCTCCGTGAAGCCCGAGTTCTGGTCCGACTACGACCTGGCGCAATTGAGCCGGGACGCCCGGCTGCTGTACATCGCCCTGTGGAACCAGGCCGACGAACACTCGCGACTCCATGGAGACCCCCGGTGGGTCAAGGGGCACTGTTTCCCCTACGACGACGACCTGAACCTGGCCGCGATCAGCCGGCTACTGGACGAACTCGAACGAGACGGGAAGCTCACCCGGTATGTCGTGAAAGGCGCCCCGTACATCTTCCTGGCCAACCTCGACGAGCATCAGCGGCTCGAACCGGAGAAGGTGGCCAGCAAGCTCCCGGCGCCCTCTGAGGCGGACCCGGCGATGCCCGACCCGGACCCGTCGCAGCGCGGCGCAGACTCGTCCGAGCGCCGCGCAGAGAAGTCTGCACGGCAGGGTGCAAATCCCCGCAAAACACCCCCGTCAGCGCTCCCACCTGCACGTATAGATAAGTCTGCGCCGCGCGCAGACTCGTCCGAGAAGATTGTCGCTTCTTTGGGTTGCATGGAGCATGGAGCATGGAGCATGGAGCATGGTGATGCCGGCGACTCCGCGCCGGCCGCACGCGGCCCGACGGCGGGCCAGCGAGCCAAGAAGATCACCGACGCCTACGCCGCCGCCGAGCCCATGTGCCGCTGGCCCGCCATCAACGGCATCACCGCCAAGGCGATCAAAGCCGGCCGCTGGACCGACGACGAAATCCGCGATGCTCTGCTGCGTCTTGCCGCCGAACGTCGCACCGTCACCGTGGACACCTTGCGGATCGAACTCGACGGGCTACCACCGAATCGGATGGCCCCGCCGCGGGAAGCGGATGAAGCCCCCGCCACCCGGCTGCTTCGCCGCATGGCCGCCGGCGAGAACACCACCGTCGTGCCGATACGCCCCGAACTGGAGGCCCGATGACCCCCGCCGAAACGGTGCTGCTCCTGGCCTACGCCGGCAACATCGACTCCCGCGTCCGCCGTAAGGCCGACGCCGACACCGAGATGCAAGCCCGCGCCTGGCACGCCGTTCTCGGCGACGTCGCCCCGGCCGACGCCGAGGTAGCCATCACGGCCCATTACCGGCGTCCAGACCCGCAGCCGATCCTCCCCGGCGACATCCGCGCCTACTGCGTCGCCCGAGCCAACGAACGTGCCGAAGCCCGCCAGATGCAGGCCCTGACGGGCCCCGACCTGGTGCCCATGCCCGAACAGGTCCGCGAACAACTCCGGCAGATCCGCGAGAACTGGTCCGCACCGATCCGGATGAACACCCCCGACCGCGACAGGAGCGCGCCACGTCGCAGCGGCCATGCCGAAACCGACGCCGACCGGGCCGCACGCGGTCGCGCTGTCACGGTGTGTTTCCGGTGCGCCTGCGACATCCCGGCGCCGGCCGGGTGGAATCCCCGCGACCGGGAAGCGCCGCCCGTCTACTGCGACCCGTGTACCGCCGCTCCCAACCGGCAGGAGGCCGCGTCGTGAGCGGGATCGTGAACAAGCCACGTAAGCTCCGACACGACTGCGAGCCGCCCGATCGGCGCGGTCTGCCGGAGTCGGCGCTCTGGCGGTGCGACTGCGGCCGCCTGTGGAGGGTCGGCCCGGCGTGTGACCTGTGCGATTTCTACGGGGGCCATTCGACGGGGCAGTGCACCGTCGGCCGGGTATGGCGTCCGGCGCGGATGGGTCAGCGGTTCCGCTACTGGCGGAGCAAGCCATGACCGAATCCTCGCCGCGCTGTACTGACCGCTGCAACCGCATGACCGACCGCGGCCTGTGCGACTGGTGCGCCCGCCGGGTCGGTGCCGAACTCGCCGACCTCCCGGAGCTGTGGACGGCGCTCTGCGAGTCGTTGGAGCCGAATGGCGGTCACGGCGACGGCCGCGGCACCGGCGAGCCGGCGATAGGGGTCCGCATCGACGTTCTGAACTTCACCGGCCCGGCCAGTGAGCCCCGTATCGTCAATGGCGAACCGCACGCCGCCGACCAGTCCGGCGCCATTCCCCTTGTCGCCGTATTGGCCTGCTGGGCGGAACTCGTGATGCAGGAACGCCATTTCGCGAGTAGGGCCCGCTTGACGTTCGCCACCTCCAGGCGCTATCTTGTGGCCCAGCACGAGTGGATCTGCCGCCAAGCCTGGGCCGATGACTACGCCGCCGAATTGCACGGGGTGTGGTGCACAGCCCGGACGTTGACAAATACATGGACCTCCCCGGAATTGCTCCGGAACAGGTATTGCCCGTGGTGCAAGATGGGCTGCCTGTACCAGGAGAGGCGCAACGGGTCAGGGGTTATCGAATGCCAGCCGAGCGCCGGCGGCTGCGGGTCCTGGTGGATGAGCGCCGAGCATTACGAGCAGACGGTGAAGATGCGGGTGGCGTATGAGAAAGCGAACGGGGCCGCGTGATGGATGACGAGAGTGAACTCGAAGATGGCGGACAACGGTTCGAGCTAGTCATGCCCTTCGTGGTCGTCACCAGTAAGGGTGGTCCATACGATGACGCGGCATTCGTAGCTGGCTGGGAATGCGCCGTCATAGACAAAGCTCTCGGCGCAGTTGCCGAATACGAGGCGACTTTCCGGCGGACCGTCCACTCAGCGAATCTGCCACAGCTTGACCTGATTGCGATGAAGCACGGTTACGCCATGGAAGGGCTGGAACTGGACGTCGATGCGAAGCTCGCCGATCCAGCAGGTGAGTGGTCGTGGGTCTCGTTCGCCCCTATGGATCCGCCATGACCCGCCCCCGCGTCTACACCCTCCCCGAGGCCGCCGCCCGCTGCGGCGTCTCGCCCCGCACCATCCGCTCCTGGATGGCCCCGGCCCCGCCGTGGCGACCCGAACGGCCCTGCCTGGAACCCATCCCAGACTCGTGGGTGCTCCTCGGCCACCACCTGTTCACCGAACCCGCCCTTGCCGCCGCCGAGCTCGCGAACGCGGCCGGCAGGACCCGCCGAAAGCGTCAGCGCGTTCCTACCGCACACACAGCGTGACATGTTAGGGTGCCCGTGATTGTGGATCTCCCCGCCCTGAACGCCCCCGGTCCGCGCCCCGTCGGTCCTGGGGTTTGCGTGCCGGCCCGGCAGCGGCCCCCTGCCTGGGGAGTCGGGGGGCCCACCGGGCCGGACACGACCACAGGATCCGAACCGAAGTCGCTCCGTGACGGAGCGGGAAAGCCAGGCGTGATGCCCCGCGAGCAGATCAACTACCCGCAGCCCGTAGAAGCCCTGGTGATCGACGGGCCGTCCGGACTGCCGACCGGCTTCAGGACGTGGACCACCGACCCAGCGTTGCACGTCAACTGGCACGGCGACGACTGTGGCAACGGTCACGTGCAGGTGGCGTTCGAGGCCGACCCGGCGTATCTCCGGCTGGCGCTGGACTCCCCGAACGAGCCCGCCGACCGGACGTCGATGTACACCCCGGTCCTGACCGCGGCGGAGATCAAACGGCTGATCCGGACGTTGAAGCGGGCATCGAGGGCCGCCTACGGCAAAGACGCGGCCGAGGTCGGGACTGCGTCGCCGCCTCCCGGGCTGAGCGGATGACCGGCGAGTGGACCGTCGCGGACCGGCAGCCGTGACCGGCGTACGCAAGCAGCTATGGCGGATCCGGCGGACGTCCTGCAATTGCGGCGGCTCATGGGCGTGGTACCGGCAGCGGCCGTCAGGTGCATGGCAGTGCGAAGGCTGCGTCTGCCACCACTTCTGGACATTGGTCAGTTGATGACCGGTGAGTTCGAGGGGTTCCTGTCCGCCGCGCTCCGCGACCTCTGCGGCGCCGGCATGCCGGCGCCGCAGAGGTCGCGGAGCGCGGCGGACAGGGGCACCTACTCAGCCAGCTCGACGACCTCGACCCGGGAGCCGGGCTCACGGCGGAACAGCGGCGCCTGATGGGGCTCCCGTACATCCCGGTCGGCGATGCGGGCCACGGGTTCGACCCGGCGCTGGTCTCCGACGGGACGCACACCGTTGGCGACCTCCGTAACGCGGTCAAGCTCGGCGGCTACGTCCCGGTCTCCCACGAGGCGCTGTGCGACTACACCGACCACGTCTGCACCGCCGACTGCCCGCCGCCGTACGTGCCCCCGCCCGTGCCGTTCCGCCGCCGCGCCCGGTACGCCCTGCGCCGCTGCTGGTGGTGGGTCACCGGCCTTCGGGTCGCCCACCGGTCCCGCATCGACCAGGACGGGGACGACTGATGGCGCGCATCGAGGGGCAGCAGGCCGTTGCCAGCACAGCCGTACCGCCACGCCCGACAGTCGCACCGGACCCGCCGCCGGTCTCCAGCGGCGTCACGGCCGGCACGCCTACGCGGGTGCTGGTCCACCCGGCCGACATGACCGTCTACAGGGACCACACCGGGCACGTCGTCGCCTACGAGATCGCCTGGTACGAGTGATGCGCGTTCAGGAGAGCCCCCGCTGTAACAGGCCTCACGCTCAACCGTAGCAACCGACCGTCCGCATCCTCGCGTTAGCCGCCTCCATCCACCCGATAGCCCGCCGACGCGCAGACTCATCCCCCACCCGCTGCCGATCCGCCGCGATCACCGACGCGTTGTCGAACTCCCGCTGTAGCACCGGACACCCCGACTCCTGCAAGATCCGCTGCACCACCGGATCCGGCTGCACCGACGGCGAACTGCGGGTCAACGCGAACACACCACCCCCGGCCACCAGCAGGACGAGGACGACGACAGCGGACAGCAGGACCGAACGTTGGATGGTCATCCCGCCATGACACCCCACCACGGGGTCGGCGCACTAGGGCCGAAAGGGTAGCCATGGCCCGCACCGAAGATGCCGCCGCCCGACGGTGGAGGCCACACCGCCACGCCACCCGCGGTCGCCGCCCCTCCCGGGCGGACCTCGCCGGCGAGTACGGCCACCAGCACCGGCAGATGCGGGAGCAGTGGCGGCCAGTCGTAGACGCAGGGCACGCGACCTGCCACCGCACCGTCTGCCTCATGCCCACCCGCCACATCCAGCCCGGCACGCCCTGGGACCTGGACCACACCGACGACCGCACCGCCTGGACCGGGCCGGCGCACCGCCGATGCAACCGGGCGGCGGGCGCGCGCACAGCCAACACACAACGGCGGGCCCGGAGGGCTACGGCGACCTCGCGAGCCTGGTGAGGCGAGTCGGACATGCCCGGTTTTTCTTGATCCACATCGTAGCCCGCCTCCGCACGCCTCCTATCTCCGCCCGGTAGCGGGTCGTTCCGGAACCCCGGGGGTGGCCCGCTATGGACCGAGCCTGCGATTCCTGCGGCGGGACGTACGAAGCGAAGCGCCGGACCTCGCGGTTCTGTTCGGACCGGTGTAAGCGCCGCGCGCATCGGGGGCATCTGGCGGCGGTCCCTGTGCCGGATTCCACCCCGCCGGGGGCTGCTACCCCCGTGGAGGGCTCGCCGGGCCGTCTTTCGGCCGCTACGCGGGCCGAGTTGGCTGCGGTGGGCCGGGTGGAGTCTCCGGCGGGGCAGCAGGCGCTGATGTTGGCGGAGCGCCTGGACGCCGGGCAGGACACCGGGTCGGGGATCGCCGCGTTGTCGCGGGAGTTGCGCGCCACGATGGTGGTGGCGATGGCGGACGCGCACCGGGTCGAGTCGGAGTTGGACAAGCTCCGGAGGCGTGATGCCGACTGGCGCAGCGCCTGACTGGGCGGTCCCGCCGCAGTACTGCTGGATTCCGCCGTATAGGGCCACAAAGGGGGCTATCGCGGCAGATTTCGGCTGCCAGTTGGGGTTGGCGCCGGATGTTGAGCAGCGGGCGATCCTGGATGCGATTTACGCGGAGAACGAGCCGGGTATTCCGGCGGCGTTCGAGGTGGCGATCATCGCGCCGCGACAGAACTTGAAGACCGCCGTGTTCATGATCGCCGCGTTGGCGGATCTGTTCGTGTTCGGCGATGAGCTGATCGTGTGGACGGCGCACCTGTTCAAGACCGCCGTGAAGGCTTTCGAGGGCATGCGGCGGCTGATCGCCCGGAATCCGGAGCTGAAAGCGGAGTGCAGGTGGCCCCCGCGGACCGCGAACGGCGATGAGGCGATCGAGTTGAGGTCGGGCGCGAAGTTGGAGTTCCATGCCCGGTCGAAGGGCGGGGGCCGCGGGTACGACGGGGTGGACAAGGTCTGTCTCGACGAGGGCCTGTTCCTGGCGCCGGGTGAGCTGGGTGCGTTGCTGCCGACGCTGGCGACCAGGCCGGCGGCGCAGGTGCGGTACGCGTCGTCGGCCGGGCTGGCGGATTCGGATCCGCTGCGGGCGGTCCGGGACCGCGGTAGGGCCGGAGATGACCCGGGGTTGGCGTATTTCGAGTGGGGTGCGCCGAAGACGGCCTGCGAGCAGCCGATGTGCCGGCATGCGCCCGGGGCGCCCGGGTGCGCGCTGGACCGGCGGGATCTGTGGGCGATGGCCAGCCCGGCGGTTGGCCGCCGGATTTCGATCCGGCGGATCGAGGCGTTCCGCCGGGCGTTGCCGCCGGTGGAGTTCGGGCGCGAGTTCCTGACCTGGTGGGATGAGCCGGCGGGCGCCGGGGCCATGTCGTTGGATGACTGGGGCCGATGTACCGACGCGGAGTCGGTGTTGTCGGGGCGCCCGGTGTTCGCGATCGACGTGAGCCCTCGGTCGGCGTCGGCTGCGGTCGTCGCTGCCGGCTTGAATCAGCACCGCATGCCGTATGCTGAGGTCGCGGAGCACCTGCCCGGCACCGATTGGGTGGTGCCGTGGTGTGTGGAGCGGAAGCGGCACAATCCGCACGGCTGGGTGATCGACGCGGCGGGACCGGCGGGGGCTCTGAAGCCGGACCTTGAGCGCGCCGGGATCGAGTTGACGGAGATGACGTCCCGGGAGCTGGGGCAGGCGTGTGAGGACCTGACGTCGAAGGCGGCTGTCGGCGGGTTCGCGCACCGCGAGGACGACCGGCTGACGAGGGCGATCGAGGGCGCCGGGCGGGCGGATATCGGTGACGGGCTGTGGAAGTGGTCCCGGAAGCGGTCGGACGCGGATATCTGCCCTCTGGTGGCGTTCACCGAGGGGTTGTGGGGGCTGAGCAAGTTCCGGGTGGGCGAGTACGACCTGCTGAACAGCGTGCACGTGGGGTAGGTCGGGTAGTCTCGGGTGCATGGGTGACATCGGGCCGGTCCGGCGGCGCGTGGATCTCGAACCGCTGGAAGTGCCGGTCGAGGCGCCGGTGGTTGAGCCGACGCCCGAGCCGGTGAAGGTTCCGGTTCCGGGCTGATGGTCCGACTGCCACGGCGGGCCGTGCCGACTCCCCTAGCGTCGCCTACGTGGTCTCAGCGGGATTTCGGGGATAAGGGCGACTTCCCGCTGGCTCTCGGCGCGGTGTACGGCGTCCGATGGTGGTCTCTGGACCGTTCGGGGCTGCTCAAGGGCATCTACGCGACGTGGCAGCCCGAGGTCAACGTAGCTGGGTGCGTAAAGCCGCAGGAACGGAGCCCGACGGGGGTCGCGTTCCGCGCATGGGCCAAGGGGGCTGGACCGGCGGTTCTGCCGGACGAGTTGGCTGTGAACGAGCCGGAGCTGTCGGGGCATGAGGCTCCGCAGGAGAATTGCGCCTGCGGGTTCTACGCCTTCTGGGAGCCGGAGCCGGCGCCGGTGAGGGCTCAGTTCCCGGTGGCAGGGGTCATCGAGGGCACCGGGCGGACGTTGATCGGCTCCCGCGGGTTCCGCTGCGGCAAGGCCCGGGTCCTGGCCCTGCACATCCCGATGGCCGACAACGCGGACGCCGAAGCATTGAGCCTGGTCGCCGAGGCCGAGTCCATCCTCAGCGACCGGTATGTCGTGCCCGTCTATGCGACCATGCGGCTGATGCTGCTGCGACACCCGCCCACGGTGGACTACACCGGCTAGCCGACCTGGGGGGTTGATGCGTAATCCCTTCAGGAGGCGGGTCGAGGAGCGGGCGATCACGTCCGTGCCGTGGGACACCGGCGGCGCCCTCGGTTCGGCGACGGTCAACGAGGAACGGGCGCTGTCGCTGGCGCCGGTGTACTCGGCGACGTCCCTGATCGCGGCTGCGGTTTCGACGTTGCCGGTCAGCGCGTACCGGATGGTCGGGGTCGATCCGCGGCCGGTGGTGAAGCTCCCCGACCTGTTCGCGTTGCTCCGCGACGACGGGACGCTGATCCCGTGGCTGCACCGGTGCATGACGTCGTTGCTGCTCCGCGGCAACGCCTACGGGCTGGTCACTGCCCGGGACCCGATGGGGTACCCGACGGGCATCGAGTGGCAGCACCCGGATGTCATGTCGGTGGTCGATCAGATGCCGGCCGGTCCGGGATCGTTCCGGCTGCCGAGGTGGTACTGGCGTGGCCGGCACCTGCCCACCGAGGATCTGGTGCATATCCCGTGGTTCACGCTGCCGGGGAAGGTGCAGGGCCTGTCGCCGATCGGCGCGTTCGCGGCGACGGTCAATGGTGGCCTGTTCGTCCAGGAGTACGGCAACACCTGGTTCGAGCACGGCGGGTTCCCCCCGGGGACGTTCAAGAACGCCAATCAGGAGGTTGACCAGAAGGAAGCGGAGGCGATGGGTGCCCGGCTGGACCGGGCGATTCGCCGCCGCCGGCCGCTGGTGTACGGCAAGGACTGGGACTACAAGCCGATCAGTGTGCCGCCGAACGAGGCGCAGTTCATCGAGGCCGCGAATCTGTCGGCGAACCAGATCGCGGCTATCTACCATCTGCCGGCGGAGAAGGTCGGCGGGCAGCCGCCCGGCGGGCTGCATTACACCACGGCAGAGATGGATCAGATCGACGTGGCGATGTTCGGTGTCCGGCCGTGGGTTGAGGTGCTGGAAGGCGCATTCTATGCCCTGCTGCCCGGGCAGCAGTATGTGAAGCTGGACCTGGACGCATTGGTGCGTGCAGATCTGAAGACGCAGCACGAGGTGTACCAGATCGACATTGCGGCGGGGATCAGGACTGTCGATGAGGTCCGGGCGAGGATGGACCTGCCCCCGCGGCCCGTTCCGCCGCCGCCACCGGCGCCCGCCGCACCGGCAGGTCAGCCGGCGCCTGCGTCCGCCGCGAACGGCGCGAAGCCCCCCTTGCAGGCGGTCAACGGCTCCCAGGGAGCGTGATCGTGGCCGAATTGGTGAATGAATGGAGAAATGACATGGCGGCGGTGGTCGAGCGGCGTTTCACCGCCGTGACGGTGGAGGTGCGCGCCTCCGACGGGCAGCCGAGGATCGGCGGGTACGCGGCGAAGTTCAACCTGTACTCGCGGAACCTTGGCGGGTTCGTTGAGGTGATCGAGTCGTCGTTCTTCAACAAGTCCCGCGGCGACGGGTGGCCGGACGTGATCGCCCGGTACAACCACGACGACAACATGTTGCTGGGCACCACCGGCGGCCGGACGCTGGCCCTGTCGATCGACGAGACGGGGTTGCTGTATGAGGTGACACCACCGCAGGCCCGGGGTGACATCGTGGAGTTGGTGGCCCGCGGCGACGTGCGGAAGTCGTCGTTCGCGTTCCGCCTGCCGGCTTCCGGCGATGAGTGGACGATGACCGACCAGGGGTTCCCGCTGCGGAAGCTTGTCACCGGCGCGTTGGTCGATGTGGCGCCGGTGAACATGCCCGCGTACGAGGACACCACCGCCGGCCTGCGGTCCCTCGCCGAGCACGTCCACGCCGACATTGATGAGGTCCGGAAGCTTGCCGAGGTGGGCGAGCTGCGGAAGTTCTTCAAGCGCACCGACAAGGGCGGCAAGCCGATCGTGCCGCCGAGGCCGCGGCTGCTCGGCGCTGCGGCGAAGTTGCAGCTCCTGGCCCGCACGCAGGACCCCGAGGCGTAAGACCGCAAGCCCGGATCCCACCGGGACGGCAGGCCGACAGCCACCGTCGCCGGATCCGACCCGCCGTGGGCGGGAACCCGCAGTCCGCCGGTAAGTGGACATGGGGCAGCCAGCACGCACCCCGCAGCCAACCAAACCAACCCCCCAAGGAAGGGGGATCTCGCCATGAGCGAGGTCGCAAAGAAGCTGCGGGACAGGCGGTTGAACGTCTGGAACCAAGCGATGGAGGTCGTGGACAGGGCCGCGGAGGAGAACCGCGAGCTGTCCCCGGAGGAGCAGGGCACCTATGAGGCGCTGAACGGGGAGATCGACAACCTCGACAAGCGAATCAAGGGTGTCCTGGAGCAGGAGAAGCGGTCGAAGGACGCCGACGCGCAGTTCGAGACGCTGGTCGGGAAGCCGGTCGAGCGCGGGCAGCAGCAGCAGACGCCGGCGTCGGCGGAACTGCGTGCGTTCATGCGCGGCGACGCCGGCGCGCCGAAGGTGTTCGCGGTCCGCCCCGACGGCCCGCTGCCGATCGACCTGCGGACTCTGTCGAAGCTGACCACCGGCGCGGGCGGCAACACCGTGCCGACGTCGTTCTACGACCGGCTGATGGCGCACCTGATCGAGGTGTCCGCCATCTTGCAGGCCGGCGCGACGGTCCTGAACACCAACAGCGGTGAGACGATCCAGGTCCCGAAGACCACCGCGCATTCCACGGCGCTACTCACCGCTGAGGCCGGCACCCTGTCCGCGTCCGACCCGACGTTCGGGCAGGCGTCGCTGGGCGCCTACAAGTACGGCGTGATCATGCAGGTATCCCGGGAGCTGGTGGACGACACCGGCGTGGACCTCGAGGGGTACCTGGCGATGCAGGCCGGGCGGGCGCTGGGTAACGCGCTCGGCGCCGACCTGGTCACCGGCAGCGGCTCATCCAAGCCGACCGGCCTGCTGAACAACACCACGCTGGGTGTCACCGGTCCGTCCGGTGTCTCCGGCGGACTCGGCGCCACCTCGGGCACCCTGAACCAGGGCGCGGACCTGCTCTACGACCTGTTCTACTCGGTGATCGCGCCGTACCGGGCGTCGTCGGCGTGTTCGTGGCTGGTCCGGGACGCGACGATGGCGATCATCCGGAAGGTCAAGGACACGACGGGGCAGTACCTGTTCCAGCCGTCGCTGATCGCCGGCACCCCGGACATCCTGATGGGTAAGCCGATCCTCACCGACCCGTTCATGCCGGCGGTGGCGACCGGCGCGAAGTCGATCGCGTTCGGTGACCTGTCGCAGTACTTCGTCAGGCTGGCCGGCGGTGTCCGGTTCGAGCGGTCGGATGACTTCGCGTTCGGCACGGACCTGATCTCGTTCCGCGCCCTGGTCCGAGGTGACGGGATTCTCGTGGATCAGACCGGCGCGGTCAAACATTACGCCGGAAACGCGGCCTAATGTCTGGCCGCGGCGCATAACGCAGAGCCATTCCGGGGTGGGGTGCCGCCGAGATCGGTGCCCCACTCCGGAATGCCCCACCCACCTATCTCGGAGGTGCGCAAGTGATCAGTCTTCCGTGGCGTGACGTGGCGCCCGGCCCAGGCCCGGCGATCAGCACGTCGCTGACCGCCGCCGAGACGGACCGGCTCCGCGACCTCGCCGCGAAAGAAGCGGTCGTGCTCGAGGTCGGGTCCGCCTACGGGTATTCAACGGTGGCGATGGCGCTGGCCGGCGCGACGGTGACCGCGGTGGATCCGCATGTGGCGATGGGTTCGCGTGGGGTCTACGAGGCGAATCTCGGGTTTTACGGGATCGCCGGACAGGTCGAGACGGTGGCGGAGTATTCCCAGGATGCTCTGCCGCGGCTGTTCGAGGATGGCCGCCGGTTCGACGTGGCGTTCGTGGACGGTGACCACCGCAGGTCTGCGGTCGCGCATGACGTGGAGTGGGCGCTGCGGCTTCTCGTTCCCGGTGGGGTGTTGGCGTGCCACGACTACGGGGAGATGACCTGTCCGGACGTCGCCGAGGTGCTCGACGATCTGTTCCCGAACGGCCCGTCGGAGCTGGTGGACACGCTGTTCGTGGTCCGCACATGAGGGTGCTGGTGACCGGCTCGGCCGGGTTCATCGGCCGCCGGGTGTGCGCCGAGCTGCAGACCCGGGGTGTTGGGCCGGTGCCGTTCGACCGGCCCGGGTCGGACGTGCTGAACCTGGCGCATGTCGGCGCAGCGGTACGCGACTGCGACGGCGTGATCAACCTGGCGGGTGTGCTAGGCACCGCTGAGACGTTCGGTGCGGACCGGGCCGCGGTCGGGACCAACATCGTCGGCGCGCTGAATGTGTTCGACGCGGCGCTGGCCGAGGGCGTGCCGGTGGTGCAGATCGGCACCGGGCACAAGGGCCAGCCGAACCCGTACGCCATCACCAAAGGCTGCGCCGAGGATCTGGCGTTGGCCCGCTGGGCGCAAGGCCAGCCGATCGCGGTCGTCCGTGCCTATCACGCCTACGGCCCCGGGCAGAAGACGTGTCCGCCGCACGGTTCGGGGAAGGTCCGCAAGATCGTCCCGTCGTTCGTCTGTCGGGCGCTGACGGGGATGCCGCTGGAGGTCTACGGCTCCGGTGAGCAGCAGATCGACCTGGTGTACGTGGACGACGTGGCCCGGGTGTTGGCCCATGCGGTCCATGGCCCGTACGGCGCGGTGATCGAGGCCGGGACGGGGAAGCCCACGCCTGTGCTAGAGGCTGCCCGTGCGATCGTCGAAGCATGCGGGTCGAAGTCCCCGGTCGTGCACCTGCCGATGCGTGAGGGTGAGCCGGAGGTATCCCGAGTTGTCTCGGCTAGCAGGGCATGCCCGAACCCGTGGCCGTACCGGCTCGAGGAGACCATCGACTACTACCGGACGCTGCTGGGGCTGCCATGACCCGCGTCGCGGTGGTCTCGGCGGTCTATGGCGGTTACGACGAGCCGTTCCCGCCGCCGCCGCAGGACATGCCCTGCGACTGGGTCCTGGTGTCGGACCGGGACTACGACGTGTGGCCGTGGAAGGTCGTCGTCGAACCCCGTCCGCAGTTGCATCCGCGGCTGGCGGCGAAGGTCCCGAAGGCCCGCCCGGAGTGGTATGCCAACGCCGACGTGTACGTGTGGATCGACGGGAACCTGAGCATCGACGCCCCCGACTTCGTATCGTGGTGCGTCGGGGCGCTCGGCGGGTCGCCGCTGGCGCAGCACCACAGCCAGGAACGGACCAGCATGATCGCGGAGGCGCACACCGCCGCCGGGATGGAGAAGTACTCCGGGCTGCCCGTCGTCGCGCAGGCCGAGCACTACATAGCCGCCGGCTACCCGGAGAACTGGGGGCTGTGGTGGACCGGGCTCATGGTCCGTTCTGCCGGCTGCCCGAACTTCGGCGACGCGTGGCTGGCGGAGATGGTCCGCTGGACGTATGAGGACCAGATCTCGCAGCCGTACGTCCTCCGCGGCGCCGGGCTGCGGCCGGTTGACCTGCCGATCGACTGGTCCGCGAAGCGGTTCAGCCTGCGCGGCCATCGGGACGCGCGGTGATCTCCGTCGTCACCCCGACGTGGCGCCGGTTCGAGCTGCTGACCCGCCGCTGCATCCCCTCGGTGGCTGCGCAGACCTACCCGGGGGGATTTGAGCACGTCGTCGTCTCCGACGGCCCCGATGAGGAGCTGCGGGCCGTGCTTGCCGACGTGCCCGGGGTCCGGTACGACGAACTCGCCGAGCACAGCCCCGTCGGGCAGTGGGGCGAGTTCCCGCGGCTGGCCGGCATCGAGGTCGCGAAGGGCGACGTGATCGCCTACCTGGACGACGACAACGCGTTCCGGCCGCGGCACCTCGAAGTCCTCGCCGAGGCGTTGGGGTCCTCCGGGGCGGGGTTCGCGTACGGGCAGATGGCGGTCAACTTCTCCTCGGGCTCGCAGGCGGTCATTGGCGGCGACACGCCGGCGTACTGCCACATCGACACCTCGATGATCGTCCACCGGCGGGAGCTGCTGGACGTGGCGACGTGGCGTGTCGGGTATCCGACGATCGACTGGGATCTGGTCGAGCGGTGGATGGCCGCGGGGGTGCGGTGGGTGCACGTACCTGAGGTGACCGTTGACTACTACTCCCGCGTATGAGCCTGTTCGGCGCGACCCCGTGAAGGTGTGGGGGTTCCACGACGGTCACGCCTGCGGCTGGTATCGGATCCTGCTCCCCTTCGACGCGCTGACCGCCCGGGGTCACGACATGGGCACGTCGTGGGGCTGGGCCGACGACGCCCGCGACTCCCCGATCGTCGTCGGTCAGCGGGTCTCCAAGACGGAGGCGCTGCCGGTCTGGCGGCGGCTACGGCCCCGCCACAAGCTCGTGTACGAGACCGACGACGACCTGTGGTCGATCGACCCGAGCAACCTCGGCGCGTACGTCACACACGGCCTGGCCACGCTCGACGCGGCAGAGCAGGCCGTGCGGGTGGCGCACATGGTCACCGTGTCCACCGAGCCGCTGGCCGAGGTGCTGCGGAAGCACAACGACAACGTGGTGGTACTGCCGAACCACATCGACGGCCGGATGTTGGAGTTGGAGCGGCCCCGCCGGGACAAGGTGGTCGTCGGGTGGGCCGGCGGCGACTCGCACCTGCGGGACCTGCTGATGCTGGCGCCGCACCTGAAACGGTTCCTTCGCCGCAACCCGCACGCGGAGTTCCACAACATCGGCACCGACTTCGCCGGAGTGTTGCGGATCCCGGGCAGGGTGACGCCGTGGGCGGCGAACATCTGGGACTACTACCGGGCGATCGACTTCGACGTCGGCCTGGCGCCGCTGGTGGACATACCGTTCAACCGGGCGAAGTCGGCGATCAAGGCGATCGAGTACGGGGCCCTGGGCATTCCGGTGATCGCCTCCGATGTGGAGCCGTACCGGGAGTACGTCCTGGACGGTGTCACCGGGTACCTGGTCCGTTCCGAGCACGAGTGGGGTAAGCGGCTGTACGAGCTGGCCAACGATGAGGCGATGCGCGCCGAGATGGGTGCGAAGGCGAAGGAACACGCGGCGACGATGACAATCCAGCGCGGCTGGCGGCTGTGGCAGTCGGCGTATGAACGGTTGGAGGCAATGTGAAGGTCCGCATGCGGGTGCATGTGTCCGGGGACCGCAACGGTGCGCCGTGGCCGCCGCCGGGTTCGGTGATGGAGTTGCCGGACGCCGAGGCCGCGGAGTACTGCGCGGCGGGGATGGCGGACCCGGTGACGGACTTCAAGGAGTCGGAGAAGACCGTCGTGCCGCCCGCGGAGGAACGCGCGGAGAGAACGGCCGGGCTGACGAAGAAGACCGGCCCACGAGGCGGCTGAGCCGCTGGGCCGATCCCAAGTACACCGATCCGTCACATCAATCCCCTGGAGGGAACCCCTGATGCGTAGCCGCATCCTGTTCGCAGTCCTGTCCCTGTTCGCCGTGTTCAGTGTCGCATCGCCGGCGTTCGCCGGTTCGGCGCATTTCGTGGACGATTCCCTGTCCGCGGCTGCGGATGGCGCCACCCTGACCGTGTCGGGGAAGGAGGCCGGGCTCGGCGATGAGGCGCAGGTTCACATCGTGGTGACCGCCGACGCGCAGTGTGTGAATCCGGGCGGGAACGCGCCCGCCGCGGGGAACAAGGGGTCGGCGCAGGCGGCGGCTGATGTTCCGGTGCAGAATGGTCATGCCGACTTCAGCCTGACGCTGGTCGCCGGCTTCCAGCCGTCGTGTAGCCCGCCGATGACGGTCGTCTGGTCTGAGGTGGTGGTCACCGATACCACCAACGGGATCACCGCGACGGTCGATCCGAAGGAGACAGCATGACTCTCGGCCTGCCGAAGACGAAGGCGGACCTGGACAACAAGATGGGGCAGGAGGTCGCGGCTGCCTGGAATGCGCTGGCGGCGGCGACCTCGCGGTTGTCGTGGCTGAACGACAGCAACCTGGTGCCCGGCCCGAACTCGAGCACCGGATTCCTCCAGCAGACTCTCGGCTACACCGGCGGGGAGGAGACGACGCTGCGGGCGGCGTTCGCCGACCTGGACAAGCTGCGGCAGATCGCGCACGCTGCGGCGACGCAGGCCTCCGCGAACGACTTCTTCTTCAACGCCAAGCTGCTCGGCGGAATCACCTTCTTCGGCTGATGCTCGTCATCGACGGTTCGTCGCCGGATACGGCGCTGGAGACGAACGGGACCACGGCGGCGGTCGTCTCGGATCCGTTTCTGCCGCCGGCGGACCCGTCGGCGTGGCTGGCTCTGTGGGCGGGCAACGCCCAGTCGGGTGTGCAGCCCTCGACCCCGACGATTGTTTCGAGCCCGACGGAGACGTGGAATCTCGTCGGCTATGACAACGGCTGGGCGGGTCCGCCGGCGTCGGTGACCGGTCAGGCCGCCGTGTGGGGCTCCGGGGTCACCGACACGCCCGGGTCGTCCACGGTGACCGTCACCAACCAGGCCGCGTCCACGTTCCGGCATGCGGCGCTGCGGGTGCTGGTCATCGCCGGCGCCGACACAACCGGGCCGACCGGGAACAGCAGCGTGTTTCATCAGAACTCGGGTTCGTCGATCACCGCGTCCTACAACGCGACCGTCACCGGCAGTTGGGGGTTCCTCGTGGTCTCCGACTGGAACGCGGGGGATGTGACCGGCTGGACTCCCGGGACCGGCCAGACCCTGATCGAGGCCGGCACGCCCGCGGGCCAGTTCTCGTACGCGTTCGTGCAGCGGGATTCGCCGGACGGGATCAACGGTGTCACCACGACCCTGAGCCTGTCCGGCCTGCCGGCCGGCGGCCTGTACCACGTGATCGCCGTCGAGGTCATCCCCGACCTGACATTGGTCGATGCGACGACCGCTGCCACGGATCTGATGTTGGACCCGGGTCGGGCGCTGTTCTGATGGGCGACCAGGAGATCGCGCTGCCGCCGGGGTCGGTGGGCCGGTCGATCCATGTGCGGCAGCGGACCGTGTCAGGGCCCGGTGTGGTCAACGAGCCGTACGTGATCCCGATCTCGGCCAGGTTGTCGTCGGGGATCTATCTGGGGACGGTCGCCGGTACCGTCCAGGCGTCCGCGCAGAACGGCACCAGCACAGGGTTCTGGTGGCTGTACAACACGATCGGTTCCGGTCTGTCGGTGGCGCTGCGGTCGATCAACGTGGCCACCCAGTCGGCGTCGGCGCTGGTCACGGTGACGAGCCCGCGGCTGCTGTTGCAGGCGTTCACGTTCACCGGCACCGCGGCGGGGACGAACGTGGCGCCGCGGAAGGCGGATACCTCGTTCGCGGCGGCGGCAGCGAGCCTGCGGAGCACTCAGGTGACGTCGGTGGTGACGCTGACCGAGCAGGTCTGCGCCTGGCTGCCTTACGCGAACCAGACCGCGGTGAACGGCAACCCGCCGTCCGGTTCGACATGGGCGCCGAAGGAGGACGAGCAGGTGGTCCTCGCCGCCGGCCAGGGGCTGGTGCTGTACCAGCCCGACGCGGGCACCGCCTCGGACACGCGGGTGGTGTCCACGTCGCTGGCGTGGTCTGAGTACACGGTGCCGTAGATGGGTGACTCGAGCATCGGGATGCCGCCGGAGTCCTCCGGCGTGCAGATCCACACCCGCGAGCTGACCGTCGCCGGCCCTGGGGTGGTGCAGCAGGAGTATGTCCTGCCCACCTCGGTGCGGGTCACGGCCGGCCTCGGGGTGTACCTGGCGCACGCCGGGGTGCGGGTTGTCACCGTGGCTGCGGACACGTTCCCGGCGGGGTCGTGGTGGCTGATCAATCCGGTCGGGTCGGTGGTGAAGGTTGCGCTGCGGACTGTCACGTTCTGTTCGCAGACCGGCTCGGCGCTGGCCGTGCCGACATGCCCCCGGTTCACGCTGGTGGCGTTCACGTTCACGGGCACCGCGTCCGGTGCGACGGTGACTCCGCGGAAGGCCGACACCACCATGGTCGCGGCGACCGGGAGTCTCCGGACCGCCAGCACCGGGATGACGATCACCCGGACCCAGGACGTCTACAACTTCCTGCCGGTCAACGCGCTGACCGCGGCCGGCGGGACCGCTCCGCAGGAGCAGACGGTGCAGCCGCCGGAGGATGAGCAGGTGGTCCTGGCCGCGGGTGAGGGTGTGGTCCTGACGCAGGCCACGGCAGGCACCACGTCGGATACCCGCCGGACCGTCACGAACCTGGTGTGGGCCGAGTACACGGTGCCCTGAGGGAGGGCCGGTGACCCTCCCGTGGGTGGAGTTCGCGCTCACCCAGTCGATCCGCTGGCCGCAGCCGGTCATCGCCTACCAGGTCAACTCCGCCGGCTCCGACCTCACCACCCTGACCACGCCGACGTTCACTCCCGCCGCGGCTGAGATCTTCGTCGTGAAGTGCGTGGCGGCGGACTCGTCGTTGACGTTCGGCACTCCGACCGGCGGCGGTTGGACGTACGACCCCCGCGGCAACGACGGCACCGCATCGCATGTCCGGGCGCAGATGTGGACCGCGCAGGTCACCGGAACCCCGGCGTCGATGAGCATCGCGGTCACCGCGACGGGCACTGTCCACGAACATTCGATCTTTGTTGAGCGGTGGCGGAACACCCAACTGGCGTCTAGCCCGGCGCTGACCGACACCACCGGCTCCGGTGCCCCGTCGGCGACGAATGCCACCACCGGTGTCCGGTCGGTGGTGTCGTGGTGTTCCGGCGACTGGGCGGCGGTGGACGGCATCGCCCGGGCGTACCGGTCGGAGGCGCAGGAGACCGGCTACACCCTGCGAGCCGGGGCGTTCACCGGCTACTCCGCATACCAGCCCGCCGCCGTGCCCGGTGCTCAGACGTTCGGCCTGACCCTGCCGGCTGGGCAGACGTGGACCGTGTTGGCGGTCGAGCTCCAAACCCTGGCGCCGGTCAAGGCGATCCCTCCGATCACCCAGTACGCAGGCTTCTTCTAGAGAGGACGGGACCGCATGGCCCGCTTCACCAGCACGGTCATCTCCACCGCGGCCATCGTCGCCACCGCCCCGACGGGCGGCACCGCGAACGCGCTGTTCGCGAACCTGAACGCCTCCGCGGTGGCCGGGTACAAGATGCGGCGGATCACGATCGGCTGCATCGCAGGCGCGTCCACGCCGACGTCGCAGCAGCTCGCGGTAGCGCTGGTCCGGACGACCGCCCGCGGTACGGCGACAGCGACGTTCGCGCCGAAGGCCCTGGATCCGAACTCGCTCCAAACCCCCTCCATCACCGGTCTGGACACCGCGTGGTCCACCGTCCCGACGGCGACGTGGACGTCAGGCAACTGGTCGTACCTGATCCCGTTCAACTCTCAGTCCAGCGCGGACCTGCCGTACGAGATGCTGGAGGAGTTGGTCTGCGGCATCGGCGTTGCGAACGGCATCAGCTTCATCAACGTCAACAACGCGCTGCCGGCCTCGCACTCGTACGTGCTTACCGTCGAGCACGATGAATAGAGGGTGAGACCCTTGGTAGAACGGCCTCTATTCCAGCCATACTGTGTCCGGCTCGACAAAGGGGATTCTCCGCCCGTCTGGCGCGTGCAAGACCATCCTCGCCGGTCCGCCGGGGGTCTCCGCGATCAGCGTGGCCTCGCCGCCGGTCAGTAGCCATACCTGTACTGGTCCGATGGGGGCTTCGTCGCTCCTGATCCATGGCCAGATCCCCGGCCACAGCCAGTATCCGGGGGCATGGAGGGCGGCAAGTAACACGTTGCCGTCTGGTCGGCGCCACTCATAGCGGACGGGGATTTCAGTAGCCTCGGTCATTGGGTCCATCCCTCTGCTGTAGGGCCCTGGATCAAGTGGCCCGGGTGACGCTGACATCGTCCCCGGGCCGCGCTGCGTCCAGGGTAGCTCGGGAGGCGGCCGGTGTTCCGTCGGTGGCGCGGTCTCCTCAGCCGGCGGGGCCGGTTCGGCTGGGTCCCGCCGCCGGCACAGGCGCCCGCCCCGCCGGCATGGGTGCCACCAGTCCTCGAACAGGCCGGGTGGCGGCCGAGAGCCCCCCGGTTCCTGCGACACGGCCGGTTCATCGCCCCCCCGTGGCCGGCCGTCACGCCACCGGCGGTTCCCCCGGTTCCTCCGGGGCTGACCCGGCAGGCTGGGCGTCGCTGGCCGCAGCCTCGTCGTGGCCGCTTCTACACCCCGCCGCCGACCCAACCCGTCCAACCTCCCGCGGTAGCCCGCGCGCGGCTCCGTGCGGCACTGCTGCCGCGGCGGGGGCAGTTCACAGAAGTCCCGCCCGCGGTCGTCCCGACGGCGCCGTCGTCGGTGCCGCAGTGGCTCCGCGCCGACCAGCGTCCGGTGTGGCGGCGTCGCGGCCGTCTGGTCGAACCCCCGTGGCCCGCCGTCATTCAAGCTGCGCCGCAGGCCGTCCCGCAGGTCATCCGGAGCCGGTCCCGGATACTGTTCGTCCGGCGAGGCCAGTTCGCCGAACCACCGTGGCCGCAGGTCGCCGCCGCCCCGGCCGTGTACGTCCCTGCGGTGGCGGTGACCCGCCGGCCCCCCGTCCGAGTCGTCCGCCGGGGCCGCATCACCGGCCCGCTGTCCGCACCCGCCGCGCCGGCCGCCCCGACGTGGCCGCCGCAGAACCCGATCCGCCGCCGCCCGCCGCCGTGGGCGCGCCGCGGCCGGTTCACCGCCGCGCCCACCGGGACACCCCCGCCGCCTCCAGCCGCACCGGCCCGGCGGCGGCCACCCGTCACCCGGCCTCGGGCCGGCCGGTTCGCCCAGCCGCCGTGGCCGCAGGTCGGCCCGCAGCCGTCGGTGTGGCGGCCGCAACCGACCGTGGCGCGGCGGCGCATCAACTGGTGGCGGCGGCGAGGCAGGCTGTTCGAGCCGTCGTGGCCCGTTGTTCCGCCGGCGCCGTTCACCATCGGCACCCTCGGGACCTCAGCCTCGACGTCATCAGGAATGAGTTCCGGCACAACAACTGTGAGCGGAATCGGATCCTCAACCAGCCGGCCGGCCGCCGTGGACTCAGGAGTTGGCGCTACGGGGATCACCACGAGCACCCAGCGGAAGGGAGGGCCGGGCTGATGGATTTCTACCCGCTCGGCCAGCCCGTCCGGATACCCATCACGGTCAAGGACGCCGCCGGGCTACCGGCTGACGCCGGCGCGGTGACGCTGCGGCTATACAAGGATGGCGCGCTAGTCCAGACGTACGCCGCGCCGTCCCACGACGGCGTCGGCTTGTACCACCAGGACGTCCCTGTCACCGACCTGGCCACCGCCGGGCAGTACCGGCAGATCCCCACCGCGACCGGCGCCAACGCGGGCGTGGACTTCGACGTGTTCACGGTGTTCGACCCGGCGACGTACCCGCGGCTGGTGTCGTTCGCCGACGCCAAGGAGTTCCTCGGCGTCACCGGCACCGCCAAGGACGCGATCCTCGACCGGATCATCGGGTGGGCGTCGGCGCGGATTATCCGCGAGGTCCAGGCCGTCACCGCCACCGTCACCGAACGCGTCACCGTCGCCGCCGGCGGGTTCGTCCTACCCATCACCCCGGTTCAGACGATCACCGCGATCACCGCGGTGACCCCGTACTCGCCGGCCATCGCAGTGGCCAACGCCTACGTGACCAACTCTCTCGGCGGGACCGTGGAGCTGTACTCCACCGCAGCATGGGGCGTCTATGACGTGACGTACACCGTCGGGTACTCCGAGGTCCCGCCCGGTGTGAACGGGGCGTGCGAGTCGCTGATCCGGCACTGGTGGAACCAATCGCAGGCCCACGGCTCCGCCACCTACGGCGACGCCGGGTTCGTCCCCGACTTCGCTGATCTGCCGAACGTGGTGAAGAACATGCTCCGGTCGGTGCCGCGTGTCTCGGGCGTCGCGTGACGTTCCTGGCGGCGAAGACCGCTGTTGTCGCTGCTGCGATTGCAGCGTTGAACGATACGTCGGTGTCGGTGTTGCCGTTCGATGGCCCGGTGATCTCCGGCAGCGCGGTGACGGTGTCCTCGGCGGGCCTGTCGGCGACGGAGTACCGGCTGTTCATCCGGGTCTACGAGCCGGACATCCAGTCGCAGGAGGCGCAGGACCGGCTGGACGTGCACACGGAGGCGTTGGACCAGATGGGGTTGGCGGCGCCGCGGTCGGACTGGGAACTGATTTACGACGAGGTCAAGGGCGCGTTCTACATGCAGACGACGCTCGAGTACCCGCGGCAGGACTTCTAGGTGCGCATCCTCGCCGTCCGCCCAGGGCCGGCGTTCAGCGTGGCGGATGTCCACGACGGCTGGGTCGCCGGCCTGCGTGAGGCTGGCGCCGAGGTGGTGGACTACAACCACGACGCCCGCGTCGAGTTCTACTGCCGGGTCGCCCTGGAGAAGCAGCCCGGGGAGTTCGCCCTGGCGCTGGACCCGGAACGGTCCCTGATCTTCGCGCTGAACGACCTGCACGCCGTCTGCTACCAGTACCGGCCCGACGTCGTGTTCATCACCTCCGGGTTCTACCTGCGGGATACCTACCTGGATGTGATCCGGTCGTACCGGACCCGGGTGGTGCTGCTGCACACCGAGTCGCCGTACCAGGACGACGACCAGATCGTTCGCGCGGCCAAGGTGGATCTGAACCTGATCAACGACCCGACGAACCTGGAGCAGTTCCGGGCCGTCGCGCCCACCTTCTACGTTCCCCACGCGTACCGCCCGGACAGACACTTCCCGCGGCAGGGCATGTCGGAGCATGCGTCGGACTTCTGCTTCGTCGGCACCGGCTACCCGTCGCGGACCGGGTTCTTCGAGGCGGTGGACTTCGCCGGGATCGACGTGGCGCTGGCAGGGAACTGGCAGTGGACCGACGAGGAGTCGCCGCTGCGGAAGTGGCTGGCCCACGACGTTGAGGTGTGCTGCGACAACGAGCAGACCGCGTACCTGTACGCCGCCACGAAGATGAGCGCGAACCTGTACCGCCGCGAGGCGAACCGGCCGGCGCTGTCCGCCGGTTGGGCGATGAGCCCGCGTGAGGTCGAGCTGGCGGCGATGGGCGTGCCGTTCCTGCGGGACCCCCGCGGCGAATCCGATGCGGTGCTGCCGATGCTGCCCACCTTCGACGGCCCCGCAGAGTTCGGGGAGCGGCTGCGGTGGTGGCTCGCCCACGACGATGCCCGCCACCAGGCGGGGTGTCAGGCCCGGGAAGCGGTCGCTGACCGGACGTTCGTATCGCACGCCCGACAGCTTCTGAGGCTGCTCGACGACTCGACAAGGGAAGTGATCTAGTTCCACCGAGCGGCTGCGCCCTTACGTCCGGCGATACTCCGGAGTCGGCGTGTCTCATCGGTGACCGTTAGCGAGGCCCGGCGGTTGTTCTCCCGCATGGTCACAGGCTCCAGGTGTGCCGGGTTGACGCATAGGCGGCAGAAGTGAAGCGGGGAGGGTCAGCCAAGGTGCCGCGTTTGGTGAGCCGCTGGTAGTGCATTCCGCAGAGGCCGCGCCCCTCGCGCTCCCGGTCGCAGCCCTCGACCGAACAGCCCGTCATCACGACGACTAACGGCGGCAATGTGCCGTGTCGCCGACGGAAGTGATAGTGCCGGTTGCAGAGTCCGCGCCCTCGGGTCGGCTGGCCACATTCCGGCTCGGCACAGGTCGTTGCCACGACGGCAACATTACCATGAAGGAGTGGAATAGTGGCCAGAATAGCCGGGCGTAACGCGACGATCTACATGGGTATCGCCTCCTCGGCGGCATTGGCGAGCCCGGTCGCGTACATGGCGAAGTTCACCATCAACTCCGCCTCGGACAAGATTGAGGTGACGGCGTTCGGTGACACGTCGAAGGTGTACGTGGCCGGACTCCCGGACGCCTCGGGCGCGTTCAGCGGGTTCTACGACGACGCGTCCGCGCAGACGTACACGGCGTCGCAGGACGGGCAGGCCCGGAAGATGTACATCTACCCGTCCACGCTGACCGCGACGCAGTACTTTTTCGGGACCGTGCTGGTGGACTTCGCGTTGGACGCGGGGGTGTCGGACGCGGCGACGGTGGCGGCGAACTGGTCGGCGGCGACGCCGGTGTTCAAGGTCGGCTGAGTGGCCGACTACTCGATCAGGTTCGCCGGTCTGGCGGAGCTACGCCGGGATCTGCGGGCCATCGACAAGTCGTGGGGCCCGGAGCTGGGCAAGGCGAACCAGAAGGCCGCCGACGTCGTCGCCGTCGAGGGCCGGGAGATCGCCGGGACGAAGGCCGGCCCGCACCAGGGTGGCGGGTCGGTGGCGCCGATCGCCTCGACGATCCGTGCGTTGCGGCAGCAGTCCCGCGCGGTGATCTCAGCCGGTGGGGTACGGTCGCCGCAGGCCGCGCCACGGGAGTTCGGCGGCACGTTGCGCCGGTACCACTCGAGCAAGCGGACGAAGGTGACGAAGAACCCGTCGCTGTACCCGGCGCTGGACGCCAAGACCGGCGAGGTGGTCCGCGTGTATTCGCTGGCTCTTGACGGTGTGATGCGTCGGGCGTTCGGCCGTTAGTCACCCTCCGGTTGGCCGCTTGGATGGTCGGCCGGCCGGAGGGCAACCATCCACGAACCGTCCGCAGGTAGGAGATTCACCGTGACTACGCACATGGCGGAGACCCCCGACGGGCCACGCGAGATGTCCCCCGAATGCACCTGTGACCTGATCGAGGTCAGTCTGCTCGGAAAGGTCGAGTACGTGCGGGGCTTCTCCCGTGGTTGCCTGATGCATCCGGCGACCGAGTCCGAGCGTAAGACGCTTGCAACCGAGGCGGCAGCCGACGCGCGGGAGAATGCCGAGCACGAAGCAGCGCAGCAGCGGGCGAGGCGGGCGTGAGCGACAACGGGCAGCAGGCGCCACCGAAAGAGAAGCCGTGGCAGGAGTTGGAGGAAGACGCCCGGCAGGCTGACGCCACCGGCATCGGCCTCAAGGTCACCTGGGAGGGCACGACCTACCAGTTCCACTTCGGCGAGCTCTCGGCGTTCGACGCGGCCGAGTTGCGCCGCCAGACTGGGCTGACTACGTCGATGCTGTACTTGCAGGCCGCGGACTCGGTGGACATAGACACGGTCGCGGCGATCATCTGGCTGTCGCGGCGTCTCGCCGGGGATACGGTGTCGTACGCGCAGGTCGCGTCCGCGGTGAAGTGGCAGGCCCGGATGACGGTGGAGCTGGCGGACCCGGTGCCGGTCGCACCGGCGCCGGTGACCGGCGAGACGGGGGAGGCCGAGCACCCCCAAGCGTGAGGCGGGCCTATCGGCGGTTTCTGCCGGTGCTGGCCCGCCATTTTCCCGGCTGGGACTGGTCCCGGATTGAGGAGATGCCGGGCGCGGAGATCGCCGAGTTCATGCACCAGTTGCAGGAGATCCTGGACCCGCTCGACGCGGACTGAAGCACCCAGGGTCCGCTTCGCCAGGTCCATCCATCGGGGATGCATCCCGATGGATGACTTTGGCTCCTCACTTCGCAGGGCCCTCGCGGCCGCTACTACCCCTACCCGCTTGCGCGCCCTGGGTGCCCGCTCATGGTGACACATACAAGGCGGGGGTGGTGATCCGTGGCACCGTCCCGCAAGTTCCAGGTCACGATTTTGGGCGATGCGAAGGGCGCCAAGGGGGCGGTCCGGGACACCGAGTCGGCTCTCGGGCACCTGTCCGCCCGCGGCCGGATCACCGGCCAGGGCCTGTCCGTCATCGGCACCGGAATCAAGGGCCTCGGCGTGGCCGCGGTCGGGTTCGGGATCGCCGCGGGGGTCGGCCTGGGGGCCGCCGCGAAGTCGGTCGTGAGCCTGGGCATCCAGTACCAGAACCAGCTCAACACGATGCAGGCAGTCAGCCACTCCACCGACGCGACCATGGCGCAGGTCGCGAAGACCGCCCGGGCACTCGGCAACGACCTGAGCCTGCCGGCCACCTCTGCCGCCGACGCGGCGCAGGCCATGACCGAGCTTGCCAAGGGCAACTTGACGGCGCAGCAGGCGATGCAGGCTGCGAAGGGGACCTTGCAGCTTGCGGCGGCGGCGCAGATCGACGGGGCCACGGCTGCGACGATCCAGGCCAGGGCGCTGAACGCGTTCGGCCTGGCCGCCGGACAGGCGGGGCATGTCGCCGATGCGCTCGCGAACACCGCGAACGCCGCCTCCGGTGAGATCACCGACTTCGCGCTCGGCCTCGCGCAGTCCTCGGCGGTGGCGCACCAGTTCGGCGTGTCCATCGACGACACCCTGACGGTGCTGGGGGAGTTCGCCAACGCAGGCATCGCCGGGTCCGACGCCGGCACGTCGCTGAAGACCGCGCTCCAGTCGCTGGCCGGCGCGTCGGGACCGGCGGCGAAGGCGCTGAAGACGCTCGGCGTGGACGCGTTCGACGGCAAGGGCAAGTTCGTCGGCCTGCGGACCGTCTCCGAAGAGTTGGCGACTGCGCAGAAGCACATGTCCGCGGAGGCGTTCAACGCCGCCGTGAAGCTCGCCTTCGGCAGCGACGCGGCCAGGGCCGCGGGGATCCTGGCGTCCAACGGCGCGGCCGGGTTCGACAAGATGAGCACGGCAGTCGGGCGGGCCGGTGGTGCGGCTGAGGTTGCGGCGGCGAAAACCAAGGGCGTCGGCGGGGCCCTCGAGGGGCTGAAGTCGCAGGTCGAAACCGTCAAGATCGACGTGTTCACGAAAGCCGCCCCGAGCCTTGAGGCGTTCATCCGGCGGGTGTCCGCGGACCTGCCGAAGGCCGCCGACATCGGCCTGCGTGGCCTGGACAGGCTGTTCGGGTTCGTCGCCAGCGAGGTGCCGAAGGCCAGGTCGCTGTTCGGACAGTTCGGCCCGGACGTCAGGCACCTGGTCGGCGATGAGCTGCACAAGGCGGGCCAGGTCGCCGACCAGGTGTTCGCCCCGGCGTTGCGCGGGGTCGGCACCGTGCTGCATGCGGTGCTGGGCGAGGCGGTGTCGGTCGGCGGGTCGCTGGGGCAGGTGTTCGCCTCCGGTGTGGGCGCAGCCGGGCACGCCGCGCAGTCGTTCGAACTGTCCGCCCACGGCCTGGCCGACGCGGTGCATGAGATCGGCTCGTCGGTCAACGCGGTGGTGCAGGGCGCGTTGCCGGTGCTCCACGTCGGATTGGGCGCTGCCGGTGTCGCCGCCGGTGCGCTGATCACCACGGTCACCGGTGCGACGAAGGCCCTCGGCCCGTTCGCCGGTGCGCTGCTCGCGGCTGCCGCTGCGGTGAAGGTCGCGCAACTGTCGATGTCCGGGTGGGGTGCCGCCGGGACCGCGATCACCAAGCTGACGGGCGCATACAACGCATTCGCGACCGGTGCGGCGATCAAGACGGGGATCGCGGTCGAACGGGTTTCCAAGGTGATCGGCGCGGACGTGACCGTCGCCGCAGCACGCGGCACCGCGGCCATGTCGGCGCTGTCGGGCGCGTTCGCAGTCGCCGGCCCCGTCGCGATCGTCGCCGGCGCCGCGTTCCTGGCACACAGCTACACGGTGCAGAAGAACGCCGAGGCGATGCAGTCGGCGACCGCCGCGGCCCGCGGCTGGCAGGACGCGACCCGGCTCGGCGGTCAGGCAGCCCTCGACGCTCAGGCGAAGCTCGGCGGGATGAACGAGACGCTGGACAAGATGCGGCACGTCGGCGGGTTCACCACCGACGCGGTCGAGAAGTTCGCGGCGGCGACCCGCAGCGGAGTCCAGGCATCCGATGAGGCGTACAGGTCGCTGTCGGTGCAGGACCAGGCGGCGCAGAAGGTCACCACCGCGCAGAACGACCTGACGCTGGCGATCGGCAAGTACGGGGTGGGGAGCACCGAGGCGCAGACCGCCGCGAACACGCTGAACGCGGCCTTGGGCAACCAGAAGACGTTGCAGGAACAGGTCTCGGCGGCAACGGAGACGACCACGGAGCGGCTACAGCGGCTGACCGAACAGGTAGCCACCGCAGCCGGCGCGGCGAACGCTCTGAACATCTCCGAGATCGGGGTGAAGCAGAACGAGCTGGCGTTGACCGACGCGCGGAAGGCCGCGACGACGGCCACCGCGAAGTACGGCGAGAAGTCGAAGGAGGCGCAGGCGGCGACGCTGCAACTGCGGGCGGCCGAGGCCGCGTTGCAGGGGCAGGCGCTGGCCACGGCGCAGCGGGCCCGGGACCTGGCGACGGCGACGGACCGTTCCGGGGATGCGGCTCATGCCGCGCGGGCGGGGTCCGCGGCGTACCGCGCCGAGCTGGTCAAGCTTGCCGGGCAGGCTGCCCCAGGGTCGGCGCTGCGGAAGTACCTTGCCGGGTTGATCGCGGCACTCGATGCTGCCGGCCGCGACCGGACTGCGAATCTGCGTGTGGTGGTGCACGCCCCGTCGGGGATCACCGTCGGGTCAGGTGCGTTCAAAATCGAGGCCCGCGCGGGCGGCGGTCCGGTGGCCGCCGGTCAGCCGTATGTCGTCGGCGATGCCGGCCACCCGGAGTTGTTCGTGCCGGACGTCCCCGGCCGGATCGTCCCCCGCGTGCCGGCCGCAGGACGGCCCACCGGCGGCGGCGGTAACACCTACATCACGCTCAACGTGGCGCTGGCGGCCGGGGCGAACATGCGTGAGGCGGGCCGGCAGATCGCCGAACAGCTCGCCGCGTACGTCGATGGCGGCGGAAAGGTCCGGACCGTGCGATGACCTTCCCCATTCCGGTCGTCGAGGTGGGGTTCACCGCCGGACCCGACACCGGCGACTACGGCCTGTGGGACGACATGGGCCGCGGGTTGTGGGACACCGCGACATGGGCGCCGGACAACCTGTGGACCGATGTCACCCGGTACGTCCGCCAGTTCTCAACCCGCCGCGGCGCAGCCCGGGTGGACTCGCCGATGCTGCGCTATGAGGCGGGCACAAGCACTGCGACGTTGAACAATGCTGACCGCCGGTTCGACCCGACCAATTTGGCCGGGCCGTACGTCGCCGCCGGCCTGACGCAGGTCACACCGATGCGGGCCGTGCGGTACCGGGCGGTGTGGGCGGGCGCCACGTACGAGCTGTGGTCGGGCAACTCCGACGCTTGGCAGATCTCCTACGTCCAGCCGGCATACTCCTCGGTGATCCTGACCGCCACAGACGCCTTCAAGACGCTCGCCGCGTACTCGCGGGTCGCCGGGTCCGCTGTCGGCGCCGGGGAGAACACCGGCGCCCGGGTGGCCCGCATTCTCAACTCGGTGTCATGGCCGGCGAACGCCAGGGTCGTGGCCGTCGGCGACTCGACGTTACAGGCGACCACCCTCGATGGTGACGCGTTGGCGGAACTCCAGCTTGCTGCGGACTCTGAGCTTGGCGAGGTGTACGCGGATGCCGGACGACGGGTGGTGTTCCGCAACAGGCGAGCGATTCTGACCCAGGCACGCTCCGCCGTGCCGGTGGCCCGGTTCGGCGACGGTGCGCCCAACTCCGCCGAGCAGACCACGGTCAACCTCCATACGAATCCGTCGGTGGAGACGGGCATCACCGGTTGGATCGGCGGCGGGTTCGCGAACCAGCCGAGCGTGGCGCAGTCCTCGGCGCAGGCGCAGGTCGGGACGAAGTCGGTGTTGGCGACGTGGGCGACAGCGACGCAGGCCACCGACCTGCCGCTGGTGCAATGCGGTGCGACGGTGACCGGTCTACGCCCCGGCAGCACGTACACGTTCTCCTTGTATGCCCGGGTCCCGGCGGGTTCCCCCGATGTGTTCGCGGTCATCGCTGCGGTCGCGTTCGGGTCGTCCACCGGCGGCCTCAGGGATCAATGGGTGCGGCTCACATGCACCGCCGTCGTGTCTGGGACGTCGGCGACATTCCAGGTGTGGCCGGTCGCTGACACCACCGCCGGGCAGCAGGTATACCTCGACGGCGCCCAAGTCGAGGAGGGTGGCACCGCCACCGCATACACCGACGGCGACCAGACCAACTCCTCGTGGGACGGACCGGCGCACGCCTCCACGTCCCGGCGTACCCCCGAATTGCCGTACGAGGACGTCACCATCGACTACGACGACACGCAGTTGGCGAACCTTGTGCGGATCACCCGGGTCGGCGGTGCGACGCAGACCACACAGGATGTCGCGTCGCAGGGCCAGTATCTGATCCACACCTACGACCGTGACGACCTGATCGTCCAGACCGACACCGATGCGGCGAACATCGCCGGATGGCTGGCCTACCAGTCGGCGCAGCCGGAGCTGAGGTTCGCCACGTTGACGATCAACCCGCGGCGCGACCCCGACCGGTTGTACCCGCAGGTGCTGGGCCGTGAGGTCGGGGACCGCATCGCGGTGGTGCTGCGCCCACCGGGCGGCGGGACCGTCACCCGGGACGTGTTCATCCGCGGGATCACGCATGACGTGGACGCGCACAGCTTGACGTGGCGGACCACGTTCGCGCTCCAGTCGGCGACGAAGTACGCGTTCGGCATGTGGGATTCCAACACCCTCGGCCTGTGGGACGAGAGTGCCTTCGCCTTTTAGGGGGTCGAGTTGACGTTCGCTCCTGGTGATCCGATCACCTCGGCGTGGGGTAACACTGTCCCGGCGTTCGCGAACTCGGGAGACAACGGGAAGAAGATACAGGTCGGTACGAGTTCGGCCATCATCATCAGCGGCAACAACTTCGTAGCCGGTAGTTCGATAACGTTCACCACGGCATTCGGGTCATCGCCGAACGTCCAGGCTACGGTGGACTCGACGCTCGGTGGCACAAACGGCAACTACGGTGTCCGGGTAACTACGAAGTCCACTACGGCGGTAACGTTCACGGTGTTCCGCACCGACGGTTCGAACGCGCCAGGGAACCAGGCGGTGTCCTTCTCCTGGGTGGCCATCGGCTGAGACCTTGTGGGGGGGGGGCGTATGAACGCAGCATTCCGTGCCCGTGTTGGTCGCCGCGGCGCCGCGCTGCTGGCGTTCGCGTTCCTCGACGGCGTGGTGGGCTGGTCGCTGCTGGATTCGCAGGGGCAGGTGCAGGTCCGTGCGGCACCGGCGTACCGGGTGATCGTCGGCGTGGCGCCGCTGCCGGTGTGGGCGTGGCTGTGGCTGGCCGTTGGCGCGCTGGCCGCGGTCCAGGCGTTCACCCGCTTCGGCCGGTTGGGATACACCGCGACGATGGGCATCAAGGTGTTGTGGGCGCTCGGGTTCGCCGGGTCGGCTCTGGCGTACCGGGCGCCGCGGGCGTGGCTGGCCGCTGCGACGTGGGCCGTGTTCGCCGCGCTGGTGGCGGTCTGCTCGGGGTGGCAGGAGCCGGGGGCCCGCGGTGATCCTGGCCGCTGAGGTGCCCGGCGGGGCCACGTTGCTGCCGCCGCTGGTCGCTCTCGCCGGCGGGTTGGTCGCCGCATGGCTGGCATACCGGCAGTCCACCCGGGTCGCGAATATCGCGGCGGGCACCGAGGCGCAGAAGATCTCCGGGGCGGAGTACGACCGGGCGCGGGGTCTGATGGAGGCGGGGAACGCCCGCCTGCTGGATGAGATCGTCCGGTTGGAGAAGAAGATCAGCCAGCTCCGGGAGGACGGGTCGGCGGATGCCCGTCAACGCACCGAGGACCGGATCCGGATTGCGGAGTTGGAGCGGCATGTGGCGCGTATGCAGATCCGGCTGATCCGCGCCGGCATCGAGGACACCAACGGCGCCCCGTGATGCCCCGGACCGGAGGTGATGCCTGATGTTGACCGCCCCGTACACGTACGCCGCTACCGTGCTTGCCGTACATGACGGTGACACCTAGCCATCACCTGCGATATCGACCTCGGGTTCTGCATGTGGCTGCGGGGTCAGGCGTTCCGGCTGCTCGGCTGCAACGCCCGCGAGCTCGCCGAGCCCGGCGGGGTGGAGGCCCGGGATCATCTCGCGGGGCTGGTCCTCGACGTCGGCGTGCCGGTGGGGCTGGGGCGTCGCGGGGTCGTGTTGACCTCGGTCAAGCGGGACAAGTACGGCGGCAGGTATGACGCGGCCGTCACCTTGCCGGACGGGTCGGATCTGGTGGCGGGGCTCATCGCCGGGCAGTGGGCGGCGCCGTGGGACGGCCGCGGGCCACGGCCTGTGCCGCCGTGGCCGCGGACCGTGCCGTGACCTGACGCCCACGAAAATATACCGGCTCTCATACCAGCCGATCCACGGGAGAGCGCGAGGAGGCATGGTGACCCGCTACAGCACGCCCATCTCCGAGGAACTCCTTGCACAAGGTGATCCGCTGGAGGCCGAGGGCTGGCGTGTCGTCGAGGTCGGCCCGCCGGATCCGCAGCGTCCCGGTATGCGCATCTGCATCTGCGAGGACGCGGACGCGCCGCGCGTACTGGCGGGGCTGCTGGTCGAGCCGACGTTCCGCAGGGAGGCCGACGGGCGGGTGTCCGTAATCGACCGGCGGGTGCTCACGGGGGCGACGCCATGACGTGGGCTGACACCAGCCATTACCAGGCGGTGGACCTCGGCGCGTACTTCGCCGCGCACGACCGGCTCGCCCAGAAGGTCACCGAGGGCGGCTGGGACCACACCCAAAACCGGCCCGTGTACGTGGATCCCACCTTCGCCTCCCGATACGCCTACTGCCGAGACCGGCGGCTCCCGTTCGTCGCCTACCACTTCGACCGAGCCAGGTTCGACGGGGCCGAGCAGTTCGACACGATGCTGTGGGCTATTCGCCAGGCGGGCGGCCCACGTGCGGGCCTAGACCTGCTCTGCCTGGACTCCGAGGACACCCAGACCCCGGGCCGGGCCGCGGCGTCGGCGCACGAGTTCACCGGCCGGGCTACCGCCCTCGGCTTCCCAGCGGGCGCGGTGTACTCCGGCGTGTGGTTCGCCAGCCCGTACGGCATCGTGCCGTCGCTGCTACCGCCGGGCTGGCGGCGGCTGTGGCTGTCGGACTACAACGCCGCACACACCGACGCCACGATGGCGCTGCCGTTCGGCTGGACCCGGGACCAGGTCATCGCCCGGCAGTACACCAGCACCGCGACGGTGGCCGGTGTCTCCGGGCCGTGCGACGCCAACCGGACCCTGATCGACTGGCTACAGGAGGATGACGTGACCGCAGCCGAAGTGTGGGCGGAACGACTGGCCGTGCCGGCAGCGCTGGACGCCGACTACTCTGCGCCCTCGTATACCGCCGCCGATGTGATCTACGGGGCGAACGTGTTCGGCGCCCGCGCCGCCAAGGTGCTGGCACGGCTGGAGAAGGCGCAGGCCGCCGAGTCCGCCGCGCTGACCGCGCTGGCCGGGCTGGTCGCGGCCGGCACCAACGACCTGACTGCGGCGGATGTCAAGGCGGCCGTCGCGCAGGCGCTGGCCGAGGGCACGGTGTCGGTGGACGTGAGCGTCCACGGCGACCTGGCGCCGGTGACGCCGTGACCGTCCTGGCCGCGAGCGGCGCACTACAGACGCACCCGCTGTACGTGTTCCTGCTGCTGCTGGCCGTGGTGCTGCTCGGCCTGGCCGCGTTCGGCGTCGGACACCCGCGGGTCAGTCTCGGCTGGCTGGGGCTGGCGTGCTGGGCGCTGTACGTCCTGCTCGTCCTGGGCGGCTGGGGATGACCGCGGACCGCCGTGAGCAGCCGCCGCGGCCGGTGGTCCTGACGTGGACCGTCCCGCCGTACGCGGTCCTGGTACCGCCGGCGTCCCGCGGGCACGGCACCACAACCGTCACCTGGCGGGCGGGCTGAGGAGGAGCGCCATGGCCGAGCTACGCAACGAGATCCCCGGCTGGGAGGGCACGCAGGGACCCTTCCCGAGCCAGTACACCAGTCCCCACGTCTACGCCCGCAGCATCCACTCCGGCGCCGGTAACTGCGTCTGCGGCGCGGCACTCGGCGACTCGGTCCACGTCGCGGCGGCGCCGGGCGTGCCGGTCCCGGATCGGCTGCGGCCGTGACCGCCGACCCTGGCCGGTGGGCCCGGGAGATCGTCGCCCGCCGCGCCCTCGCCGTGTCCACCGCCACCGCGCTCATCCACGCCGCCGTCGTCATCTGGGCGCTCCCCCCGACCCTCGAAACGCAGGCGCCGGTGGCGGTCGGGTCGGTGATCGACATGCTCGGGGTGCTGGTGCTGGTGCTGTGGTCCCGGACCGGGGTGACCCCGGCGGACCCGGCGCTCGCACCGACGGCCATGGACGGGCGGGCGCTGGTACCGGAGTCGTACGGGCCGCTCGCCGGCGCGAAGTCGCCGCTGCCCGTGGAGAAGACGCTCACCGACCAGCCGGCCCGCAGAACGGAGAGCGGCCGATGACCCGACTCTGGTTCGACACCGAATTCATCGAGGACGGCCGAACGATCGAGCTGCTGTCCATCGGCATCGTCCGCGACGACGGCGCCACCTACTACGCCGAACCGGCCGAAGTGGACCGCAAGTCAGCGAACGCATGGGTGCAGGAGCACGTTCTGCCGCTTCTGACCGGTCCGGTCAAGCCAAGAGCGGACATCGCCCGTGAGATCGTCGAGTTCGCCGGCCGCGACCCGGAATGGTGGGCCTACTACGCCGACTACGACTGGGTAGCGCTGTGCCAGCTCTACGGCACGATGATGCATCTACCCGACGGTTGGCCGATGTACTGCCGCGACCTGAAACAGCTACACGATGAGTGCGGCCGGCCGAACATGGACGCGGTCCGGATGAAGGGTGTGGAGCATCACGCGCTCGCCGATGCGATCTGGTGCCGCACCGCATGGGACTACCTCACCCGTGTGCCCCCGTCAGACCGATGAACGCCTGGTTCCTTGCCGCGTACCTGCTCCTCGGTGGCGCGCTGCTCGCGGTCGAGCTGGTCGGTGCGCTGGTCCGGAAGAAGCCCGGCGACACGATCACCGAGGCGTGGCGCACGCTCGACACCAGACTCCACGGGGCGCCGCAGTGGACGTACCGGGTACTCACCGTCGGCGTGCTGACGTGGACGATCCTGCACCTGGCGCACGTGTGGTGACCGCGCCCGCGCACGACTACCTGTCCACCGCCTGCTGGCACGCTCAACACGGCCGGTGCCGGCTGACGTGCAAGTTCTGCCCGGCGCCGTGCTCCTGCGGCTGCCACAAGGGATCCAACGAGAGGATCAGCATGAGCTGGGGCATCCAGTGCCTGTCGCAGACCGCCTCCACCATCGATGCGGCAGGCCGGGCGGCCTACGCCGACTACCGCGCCACGTTGAAGGCCGACCCCGGCGAGGTGTCCGCGATGGACGAGCAGGTCGAGGCCGCGCTGACCGCGGCTCAGGCTCTGCTCGACTCCGGCGCCGTAGGCACCGGCGCCTGTCTGGTCAGCCTGTCCGGGCACGCCAACCCGGACCACGCCAAGCGGAAGGGTTGGAGTAACGACCGCATCGTCATCACGGTCGAGCAGCACTGACCCCCCCGGGGGCCTACGGGACTTGCACCGTCGGCTGTGGCGCCCAACAAAGCCGGCTGAACCGTTGCACCTGATGTGGTGAAGCCCGGCTACGGCGCCTAGGCGTAGGCGACCCGGCCGGGCTCAACTGCCACCGACCCTACCCCGTCCTGCCGCTCCAGCTTCACCCGGCACGGCCACGTCTCGCTGTCCACGCAGCACAGCAACGGCCCGGACGGCCCCAGGCAACACAGGCCCGGGTCGGGGCAATACACCCGGTGCGGGTGGTGGTCCGCCGTGCTGCATTGGGCGTTGCGGGTGTACTCCCATGAGGTCACTGCCAACCGGGTCACTGTTTCTTTCCCTACCCAGCCGCCGTCCGCCCTCCGGGGGCGGGCGGCGGCTTTCGCACGTCCGGGGTCAGAGCCTCACGATCCACACCCTTCTCAGATCCGGGTACGCCGGAACTGGATGCCGGCCTCGCACAGCGCCTGGAACCAGCGGCCGTCCTCCGCCGACGGCACGTACATCCACGCGCAGTCGTTCGCCGGTGCTGGGTACCGGCTGGCCAGCCAGCCGGCCATGGTCTGGTCCCACAGCACCCGCAGAGCGGTCTCGTCGGTGTCGTCGTCGATCATGTAGGCGGCGGTCATCGCTGCGCTTCCTTCTCCGCTCGGGCTGCCGTCACGGTGGCCCAGTGGTCCGGGTGGGTGCGGTCCAGCTCGGGGGGTCCGAAGTCGCAGAGGGTGCCACGGCCGTCGATGTACCGGCCGTGCATCCCTTGGGCCAGTAGGCCGTCGTTGGTGTGGTGGGTCTCGCCGGGGTGGCTGCTGGTCATCGCTGTACGTCCTTCCTTGGTCGTCCACCGCCGGCACCTCGGCCGGGCCGGTTGGCCAGCCACTCCTTGGCCGTCGTCTCATACCACCAGGGCCGGCCGGAGACCCAGCCGTCCGGCTGCGGCATCTGCCCGCGTTCCCAGTAGCGGGTCACCGACTTCTGGGCCACCCCGGCCAGGGCGGCCATCGCCGCCCTGTCCAGGATTTTGGGGCTGGTCACCGGTGGGTGCCGCACCAGGAGCACCCGTTGGGGTTGTAGCCGACGGTGGCGCTGTGCTCGCACGTCGGCGCGGTGTGGCTGTCGTCCGCCGTGTGTGCCGGCTCCGTCGGGGTGTGGCTGGCGGTTTCGGGGTTCGGGACTGTCTGGCGGCTCATCCGGTTCTCCTTGGTGGTGTTCTCTCCGACACCTCTGAACTTAGTCGTCTCGGCGGACGTTGTCAAGTAGGGCGACTAAGTTTCTTAGAAGATCAGGCGGATTCCCCGCACACGTCGCACTTGGTGAACAGCCAGTAGTCCCCGTCTGCGTTCTCATCGCCGAACGCCGCGTGCACCAACCCGGGACAGTTGTCGCCGTCGCACGGCCTCGGGTAGTAGCCGCTGTCGCCTGCGCACCAGCCCTCGGTGCAGTCGAGGTCACCGACGGTGTGTGGCTCGTCGGGCCAGTCCGGCAGGGTGATCGTCTGCGGGTCCGGGCCGGGGGCCTGGGCAGCGGCCACCGGACCGGCGTGGGGGAACCGGGGCTGGGGGCGGGTCACGAGAACCCGATCCCGGCGCTCGCCCGTTCAACCTCTGCGCGCATCTCGCCGGGGTCCGCGGGCCCCGGGTCGCACACGCAGGGCCACTGGTCGCAGTTGTCGCACCACGGGCCGCTGAAACTGTCGTAGCAGCCGCCGCATCGCTTCTCGGTCATCTCATCGCTCCTCGGTGGTCACGGACTTGGGGGAGTGGGCGGCACTCAGGGCAGGTGACGCGGGCGGCGTTCTCGGAAACCAGCAACTGGCCGAGCCCGCCTCTCTTGCCGCACGCCGGCTGCCAGTCGTGGCCCGGCCGGTGCACCAAGCCATCCGAGGCCAACGGCACCCACGTCGTCACCACGCCCTCGGTGGCCACGGGCTCAGCAGCGAGGCCGGAGGCAATCGCGCTGAGGTTGGCCGAGATGTGGGCGAGTCGGCGGGGGGCACACTCGGTGCAGAAGTGCGGCCCCCCACGGAGTCCCAGGCGCGCCGTCGCAGCCACCCTGGGCGTGGTCGCAGCCCTCATAGCGCCCGTCGCAGCGGCACCGCGGCACGCTCACGCCGTCACCACTTTCCCCATTCCGGGTGCCGGTCCACGACCCGCGCCGTCTCCGGACACGGCCAGTCCCGCCGGCAGCACATGCACACCAGACCGCGGCCGTCGATCGGGACGGGCGAGTGGAGCCGCAGCACCCACCGGTCGATGCCGAGCGCGAACCGGTCCGGCAGGCCGGCCAGAGCCGCGGCGTACTGACGCAGGACGTTCACTCCGTCACCTCCGTGGCCCACTCGGGCCGGAAGCCGGGCGCCGAACGGTAAGGCGCAGCGAGGGCGCGGGCGGTTGGGCACGGCCAGTCCCAGGACCCATCCAGCCGCTCATAGGCGCACGTCGCACACTCCCCGGCGTTGTCCTGGTGCCGCCGCAGGATCTCCCGTTTCGCTGCGACCTCGGCCAGCACCCGGGCAGGATCCCAACGGGCAATGTGGTCCATCTCGTTCGGCCACGAATGCAGCGTGACGGGGGTGCCGGCCCCGGTGCGCACGCCATCGTTGTTCCCGTCGCCAGCGACCCACCGATTAATCTCGGGCTGTAGCCGCGACCCAGCCGCCCACGCCACCCGCGCGTCCTCGTCGAGCGCCGCCGCTATGAACGCCACCAAGTCATCCATCACGTCACCGCATCCTCGAACGGCTCCAGCAGATCGGCCACGTCCGGCTCCGTGTCGCCCTCGGCCGCCAGCCACCGCCGGGCGAACTCGCCGAACGCCGCCCGCGGGAGGAAGCCCCGCTGCATATAGATCTCCCCGTGGTCACCCCAGGTGCAGCCCCACGGCCGGTAGCCGCTCGAGCCGGTCTCATCCGCGCGGGCGAGCCGGGACTCGTGGGTGTCCGCCGGCCGCATCTCGTGGTTGCCGTCGTTGCCGGCCAGGTACTCCAGCGCCTCAGCGCGGGTACCGAACCACGTCGGCGCCTCAACGATCGACGACCACTCCATGTACAGGTCGTCGTCGCGGCCGACCTTGATGATCTGCCTGCCCATCACGCGCCACCCAACGGCTCGTAGGGCGCCGTCAACGCGAGGTATTCCGGCCACCGGTCACACGGGATCAACTCGATCAGCCCATTGCCCAGCGCACACCGGAATGCCTCCGTCACCGCCGCGTGGACCTCCTCCGCCCTGGTGCGATGCTGGCGGTTCAGGACGGCGTCGTCAGCAGCGAAGACCGCGGCTCTGATCACTTCATCGAGCAGTGCGTCGCCCGTCGGCGCGTGCCCGGTAGTCTCTTCCATCGGGTCCAGCCCTTCGTGGAGGGTTGCGGCCAAGCGGTCCCGGTCGAGTTCACGCTCACCGGGGCCGCGGCCAGACTACTGCCGTCACCGCCATCCTTTCGCCGTGTTCCACACGCCGATCGCGGCGATGGCCGCTAGCAGGCCGGCCAGGACCCACCGCCGCACCCGGTCGCTCGGGAATCTCACGGCGACCGGAAGTCCCGAGCCTTGAGCTTCGCCATGCGGCCGTCGGGGTGGTGCCACACGATGCCTTCCCAGCCCAACCCGCCCTGCCGTATAACGGTCTCCTGGATGTACTCGACCAGCCGGTCCCCGGGCACATCGAGTAGCCGCTCAGCATCCTCGTGCCGGATCAGGGTATTCCGGCCCAGCCGTTCCGGGTTGCCGTTGACCTTCGGGCCAGCCAGTTCGTAGGTGCCCGACTTGTAGCCGCCGCCGATGCCGTCCGCGCGAAGGTCGTTTTCGAACGCGTCGCGGAACGTCTTGGCGAACGCCGACTGGTCCACCGGCTCCCACCCGACCGTCTTGCCGGTGACCTCGTCAGTCTCCACCGCCCAGAAGTTCGCCGGTGGCATCTTGCCGGGCTTCACCTCCCGCCGCGCCCACCACCCGGACCCGTCGAGCATCACGCAGGTGCCGTCGTACTTCCGGGTCGCCTCGCCCTCGCCGGCCAGCACCCATTCACAGCCCGGAGTCACCTCGGGAAGGACGTGCCGCATGTCGTCGGGGTCGCGGCGGAACACCGTGGGGATCTTCTGCATCACGTCTCCTCGGGGTCGCTCACGGTCCCACATCCGCCCCGTAGACCCGGTGGCAGACCCGGCACCACACCCGCACGTACGCGCCGCTGTCGTGGATGATCTCCTGGCCGTCGCCGGCCCCGCACCCCGGGCACTCGACCTCGGCCGTGGTCGGGACCGCACCGATGCGGATCGGGTCGTCCGGACGGTCACCCGCCATGGCGGACCGCCCCGAACGGCTCGCCGGCGTCCCAGCGGGCCAGCAACGCGGCGGCATTGTCCCGGACCGGCAGCCAGGCCAGCGACGGATCCAGCATGCTACGGACCATCTCCATGGCCGCCGCCGCGTACTGGCCGAAGTCCTGCGCCGGGGGCAGGGTGGGCTCCGGACCGTTGCCGCCTTCGCCGCCCATCACACGCCTCCGTCCGGAGAGATCTCCTCGTACAGGTGGAACACAAGCCCGCCGGCGCCGCGCTCACACGTCGCATGCCACGCGGCGCCGTCGGGGATCGGGTGACCGGTACCGAAGACCCGGAACCGGCGGACGGTCGCGGGGAACTCGGTGCGCTCCGCCCAGAACTCCACCCCGGAGACAAGCTCGACGTTGCCGGCGGGTGAAACAACTGCGACAGCCGGCTCGCATGTCAGCGCAACCTCATGCCAGGCGTCGTCAGCCGGGACCTCGTACCGCCACATCGACTTCACAGCTCCACCCGGTCCACGCCACACGCTGCGAGCGCCGCCCGCGTCTCCGCCAGCTCGGCGCTGACCTGCTCGTACTCGCCCATCAGCGCCTCGACGTCGCCGGTCCGGTACCCGTCCAGGCCGTTGACCAGCCGCTCCCGGATGTGCTGGATCCGCTGCTCCGTCGTGCGCACCTTCACATCAGCCATGAGAGCACCCCCATCGTGAACACGGTCATCAGGCAGGCGTAGACGACGAGCACGGACAGACAGCCCTTCTTCTTGGGGAGGATGCCTCCCAGTGCGGCATGCACCTCCCGTGCCAATGGACGGCCCGATTTGTCGTTGATATGCGGGCGCCGTCATGGCAGCGTCACCTCGTACCATTCCGGCCGGTACGCGTGCGGGTCCGACAGCGCCCTCTCGCCCGGGTTCGCACACACGCTCATCAGGTACCTGCCGTTCGGCAACCGGCCGTGCAGCAGCGCCGCATAGTGGGACACGCCGGGGATGGCCGGCTGGGACAGGGCCTGCGGCCCGAACGCCCACGGTCCCCACGGCGCGGACGCGGTGTAGGTCACCGCCGCGTTCGTCTCAGCGTCGAAGAACTGGCCGAGGATGGTCCACCGGCCGTCATCGTGGACTACCGAGAACTGCGCGGCCAGCCCGTACTGCGTGATGGTCAGCGGCGACGCGTCGCTCGGCGTCGGCGACCATCCGGCGCCGGAGCGGAACCGCCACGCCGACAGGTCCAGCAGCCGGCCGGCCGGCACCCGGGCCAGGGTCAGCGTCCGCCACGGGTCGCCCCGCGGCCATTGGTAGCCGAACACGTACAGCCACCCGCCGTCGGGGACAACGGCCTCGGCCCAGTGCGCCGCAGCACCATAGGCCGGCGAGGAGAGCGGCAGCGGGAACCGGCCGACGTAGCGGGGTTGCTGCCCGTTGGCCACGTCCAGGACGGCGATCTGCGTCCCGTCGTCGATGAACCCGCCTGCCATATCCGGCGCAGGGGTGACCCGGTTCACCGTCACGTACACCCGCGTCCCGCCGTCGATCGGCACGGTGTAGTTGGCGACCGGCCAAAAGTAGTCCACGCCGGAGTCGGGCAGGAGCTGCGCGTCGGCGTGCAACGTCATCGCGCCACACGGGTCCTGCATCACGTACGCGGAGTGCAGAAACACGCCGGGGCGGATCGTGTCGCCGAGCAGCCACAGCGTCCGTCCGTCGCCGAGGCGCGCGCTGGACCACGAGTCGGCGCCCCAGTCGTGCGGGGTGGCCTCGACCGCGGCGGCGTACTGCGCGGCGGTGGGCAGCGGCCGGCACGGGGCATGCGCCGGTACGGTCGCCCGCCGCTGCGGGTTGGCGGTCTGCGCCGCCGACGCGCACACCGACCCGCCGACGGCCAGCAGGCCGGCCACGGCCAGCACCCACCCGCGGGTACCGATCCGGGCCCGGCTCGCAGCGCGACGTTCGGCGGCGGTCACGGGGTCACCTCACCCTCCGGGTAGAACGGGATCTCACGCTGGAAGTCGCACGTCAGCCCGCACGTCTGGCACTCGCCGCCGTAGGAGATCGTGAGCGTGCCCGTCTCGGCCCCGTAGATCTCGTAGTCCTCGCGGAAGGTCTCGGCGGGTTTCGCGGCCTGCCTGCTGTCAACCTCAGCCAACATGGACAGGTACTCGTCCGCGGGCACCTTGCCGTAAGCAACCGCCACGTCCTGGGCGCGTGCGGCCGCCGCCGCCTCGGCCCCGGCAAGGCATCTGGGGCAGGCCGTCCAGTTGTCAGCGCTCATCGGGTCATCTCGCGCATGCCGCGCCCGGACCAGCCGGGGCAGTGGGCGAGGACCGTGCCCAGCGACCACCCCGGGTCGGCCATCTCCTCCACCTCCAGCAGGTCGTAGGCGAGGACCCGGGCCTCATCGGCGAGTGGCCGTCCTGTTCGAATCCGCCTCATGTCGTCCCTCCACGGTGCTGGCGCCGCCAACACGGCGACGTATCCAGGTGGAGCGGGAGGCTCGTCGTAGACCCGACCTGCACGGCGACACCACCGGGGCACCGGGTTCCCGGCCGGTCAGGGCTGGGATTCAGGCGGGTTCGATTCCCGCCACCTCCACTACGATTACTCCTGCTCAGGGGCTGACTGTACGCGGCGGTGTTGGCACAGGCAAGTCCTGTGTTGGCGCCGCCGCGTTTTTTGCGGGATCATCCGAACGTGGCGAGCATCCGAGAGCGACCCCGGTCCGACGGCACCGTCGCCTACGTCGTGCTGTGGCGCACCGGCGGCCGGGGCTCCCCGCAGCCACAGTTGACCTTCGACGACCGGCCGGCGGCGGAACGCGCACGGCACATCATCGAGCTGACCCGGGCCGACCCGGAACGCATCGCCGAACTGCTCGCCGCGTCCACGCCGGACCGTACCGTCCGAGACGCCGTGCACATCCACGTGGAGGCGCTGACGGGGGTGTCGTCGCGGACCCGCGCCGACTACCTGCGCGACTCCCGACGCTACATCGAGCCGGTGCTCGGGGCGTTGCCGGTGACCGCGCTGGACCGCGACACCGCCGCCGGCTGGCTGAACCGGCTGGACGGCTGGGTGCCGCGGATCTCCGACAAGACCATCGCCAACCTGCACGGGCTGCTGTCGGCGGCGATGGGCAGCGCGGCCGAGCGCGGCTGGGTTGAACGCAACCCGTGCCGGGGGCTGCGGCTGCCCGCCCGGGACTACGGCGATGAGCAGATGGTGATCCTCACCCACGCCGAGTGGACACTGCTACTCGGGGAGATCCCGCCCTACTGGCAGCCGCTGTATACGTTCTTGGCCGGGACGGGCGTGCGGTGGGCGGAGGCGGCCGGGCTGACCGTCGCCCACCTGGACCTGGACGCCGAACAGCCGGCGGTGCGGATCGTGCAGTCGGACAAGCGCGGCGCGCCCGGCTCGGGTCGGCGGCTGGGGTCGCCGAAGTCCCGCCGGTCGCGGCGGACGGTGACCCTGCCGGAGCCGGTTGCGGTGGCACTGGCGCCGGTGGTCGCCGGCCGCGGCCCGGCGGAGCGGGTGTTCACCACCCGCCGGGGCGGGCCGCTGAACCGCTCGCACTACGGGCAGGTGTGGCAGCCCGCGGTAGCCCGGGCCCGCGACCCGGACCGGCACGGCGCCGCCGCGCTGGCCCGGGGGCCGCGTATCCACGACCTGCGGCACTCCCACGCGTCGTGGCTGCTCGCCGCCGGTGTGGACCTGCTGACGGTGTCCCGCAGGCTGGGGCACGAGTCGATCACGACGACGGCGGACAGGTACGGGCATCTGCTGCCGGAGTCGCAGCGGCGTGCCGCCGAGGCTGCGGCGCGGGCGCTCGGCGGGGGTAGTCCGGTCGGGTGAACTGCCGGGGTTCCGGCCACGGCCGGCCGGTTATCCGGTGTAGTGGCGTCACCACTCCCGGTGTTGACCCGGGGGGACGGGGGCAACCCATGGACCAGCCAGAGTTAGTGATCGCCACCGATGCGCTGCCTGATGGTGTGCAGCGGGTGGAGTACGAGCGGGACGGTCGGGCGGTGACCCTCGTCGCTACGGGCCGTCCTCTCCGACATGACGTACGGCGGCGTCCAGCGCGGCCATGATGATCGCGCGGCCCCGGTCGTCCAGACGCCGGAGCTTGTCCAACGCGTCGCGGTCGCCTACGACGACCAAGTGGTCCTCGTCGGTGGACAGGTCCATTGAGTCCTGGACCGGGTTCAGCAGCTCCTCCACCGGGACCCCGAGCGCAGCGGCGATCTCGTCCACCTTGTAGGGCTCCGACGTGCGGCCGTTCTCAACGTTCTGGACGGTCGTGCGGGTGATGCCCGCAGCCGTGGCCAGTTGCTCCTGCGTCAAGCGTCGCCGCTTGCGTGCCGCCCGGATCCGTTGTCCGAGCGCAACCGTCTCACCCATGGCTCTAAAGATAACCACAAGTCGGGCTCAAGTTGACAGCCCAAAGAGGTAGCAACCGGACGGGCTAGCTAAGCGTCCCGGTTCGGAGCTTGACTTGAGCTAAATCGTAGCTCTACTCTCGTTCCCATGAGGCTCAAGGGCTCGACGGTTGCAGACCACCGCAGGCTGCTCGGCCTGACTCAGGTACAGCTCGCCGAACGCGTCGGAGTCTCCGAGCAGACGATCGTGGCGTGGGAACGCGGCGCCACGACGTTGCCGCAGCCCGAGCGCTTGGCGACGCTGGCCCGGGCGCTGGGGCTTGAGATCCGCGATCTCGTAGCCCTGGATGCCACTGACTCCCCGGCTAGCGCGGTGGCTCCGCAGCCGGGGACCGCCCCCGCCCCCGCCGCAGCGCCTGCCCCCGTGGGCGCGCCGGGGGCGGGGGCGACTGACGACGACACCGAGGACGTGGCGTGATGGACGACGACCTCACCATCGACGAAGCCCGCACGAAGGTCGAACTCGTCAAGGCGCTGGTCGGCACCGTCTGGACCGAGGTCGCAGACCTGTTCCGCGGACGGGCGTGGCTGGCACTGGGCTACGCCTCGTGGGATGCGCTGTGCGTTGCCGAGTTCGACGGGGCGCGGATCCGACTGCCGCGGGAGGACCGCCGCGAGATTGTCGGCTCGTTGCGCGAGGCCGGGCTGTCCGTTCGGGCCATCGCTGCGGCGACTGGGGTGGCTCCGGCAACCGTCCACGATGACCTCTCAGGTGTTCAGAACCGAACACCTGAGACGACCGGCACCGATGGTAAGCGCTACCCGGCGTCCCGTCCCGCTCCTCCGCCGGAGCCTTCCGACGTCCCGGCCGCTGTCCCGACAGCAGCGCCGCCGGGGCCGCCGGTCCCTGCCTCCGCCGAGCCGCCCCGTGCTCCGGAGGCAGGGACACCGGAGCCTGCGTGGCCCCGGCCGCCGGCGTGGGACCCGGAGGAGCGCCGCCAGCACGAGGCCGAGGTGCAGCGCATCCGCGACATCGAGGCGGCTCGGCGGTACGCGGCGGACATCCTCACCGATCTCCGGACGGCGGTGTGCACCATCGTCGCCGGCTCCCGGCTCGGCGAGGCCGGCCTGGTCACCAAGGCGATGGTTCGCGAACTCCACGAGGCGATCGACCTGCTGGAGGGGGAACTGTGAACAGCGCCGACGCGTATGCCTACGCCTGGTCCCATGCCGAGCGGAACCCTGACGGCAGCCTCGTCGAGGCCAGCCTCGTCGAGCTGATCAAGGACAACGTCGACTTCGACGCGGACGCCGCGAAGCGGGGCCTTGCGCAGCGGATCCTAGCCCGCCGCCGCCGGCCCGGTCAGACCGCCCCCGCGGGTGAGGTGGTGTTCCCAGGCATGGAGCACTACGCCTACGAGCCGCACCGAGTCCTCGGCGACGACCGGGGCAACATCATCGAGAACGCTGCAGCGCCGGTTCGATTCAAGACGGCCGAGGCACGACGGGCGCAGGTGGACGCGCAGGCGGCGGTAGTCCGCGCATCGCGTGAGCAGCGGGAGGCGGGGCATTTCGCCGACTGGACCGCTGAGGAGCTGATCCGTGGCCGGGACCCGCGTGAGGTGACGTGGGACGCCTGTGTCCGGGACACCGGCCTGTGGAAGGACGCCGACATCACTGGCGACGGCCCCGGCGAGGACGACCAGTGACCACCGCCAGCGTCCCGCCCGGCCCGGATGCCGCGATCACCCCGGCGGAGGCCGCCGCGCTGATCGGCGCATCGGAACGGTGGGTCCGCGACCAGATCCGGGACCGCAAGGTGCCGCACCAGCGGTACGGCTCGGCGACCCACGGCCGGATCGCGTTGCTCCCCGAGCATGTGGCCGCGCTCCGTGAGCTGGCGACGGTGCCGTCTGAACGGCCGGTCCGGGCCCGGCCGTTGCCGGCGGCGCAGTTGGTGGCGCTCGGTGCGACGGCACGTTCCCGGGCGGCGCACCGCCGCCCGGCCTGACCAACAACCCGGAACGGGGGGGAACGCGATGGACACCAATAGCTGGGAGTAGGCGGCAGTAAGGGACGGGCCGCCCGTCCACCGGTCGGCCCGCCCGCACCCCGATGGAGACCTACCAGAGCAGGAAGGGATCGGGATCGCCATGACGATACCTGACGGCACCGCCGCCAACGCCCGGGAACGCATCCGGGAGTGGCAGGACACCACCTACTTCCGCGGGCTGCTCGCGCAGTTGCAGATCGCCGTGACCGAGCTGGCCGCCGACTACGACCGGCTGGTCGCCGGGCACCTGCCGACCCGGGTCGCCGGGCCGGACGCGGAGGTGCGGTCGTGACCACGCCGACAACCGTCGCGGAAGTGTTGGACGCGGCGGCGGACATGATCGCCCGGCGCGGGTTCGCGCAACGCGACGCCACCAGCGCCGCGTACCAAGACAACGACTCGCCGCTGTGTCCCGGCCTGGCGTTGCAGTGGACCGGCGCCTCCTCCGAGGTACAGGCCGACGCATCCCGGCGGTTCAAGGCATACCTCGGTCACTCCGACATCATCCTGTGGTCCGACCGCGACGGCCGCACCAAGGAGCAGGTCGTCTCTGCTCTGCGTGAGGCCGCCGCAGCCGCGAGGGCCGAGCAGTGACCGACTACCGCGTCACGTTCGACCGTATCGGCCGCACCCGGGACGTGCCGCCGCAGACCTTCGCCGCCGCCGACCCCGACGCGCTCGCCGAGGCGGTCTGGTCATTCGCGCGTCCCTACTGCGGCAGCCTCGATCTGTCCGTTAGCCTCCGCCTCGATGGCGCTGGCGGCGCCCTCTTTGCGGGTGTCCGCAATGCCGGCGCGTTCGTCGTTGAGCCTCCGGCCCCGGCCCCGAGGGCCGAGCAGTGACCGGCCTGCTGCACGGGATGACCCCGCTGTCGTGGGTCCTGCTCTGTCTCCTGCTGGCCGGTGTGCTCGGTGTGCTCGGCCTCATCGTCGCCGGGGCCAGGGACGCCATCCGCGGGCGTCGCGCCGCTGAGGAGCACCGCGCCGCCGAGGACGCGCTGCGGTACGCGCCGTGGACAAGCCCTGACGACGGCGGTGCGCTGTGACCGCCGAGACGTACGACGCCGAAGCCCTCGGCCTCGCGACCCTCGTCCAGCACGCCCTCGACGACGGCCGCGACCTGGAGCGCCGCGCCGCCGCGCTGGTCGCCCTCGCCCGCCACGACAGCTACGCGCACGACGCGGACGACCGGACGTGGACGCTGCTGCTGTTGCTGGCGCCGTCGTGGTCACCCGGCCTGTGGGCCGACCTGTGCCGCTACTGCGCCGAGTACCACGACGTGCACACGCGGATCGAAACGCTCGAAGGCGACCCGTCCGCGATCGACGCCTACATCGACGGGCCGATCCGCGACCGCGGCGGGTACCGCGAGCAGGTGCTGGACGGGCTGTGGACCGAACAGCAGCACCTGCTCGATGAGGAGATGACGGTGGCCCGGTGGATGGTCACGATGAGCGGAGATGTGGCATGAGCCTGCAGGGGTATGTCTACATCACGGCTGACACGCCGATCGTCGCCTGGGACCGGCCGGACCCGACGATCCGGATCGGCGACAACCTGCGCCTGTACCTGCGTGACCGGTCGGCCGCGGAGCGGCTGATTGCGGCGATCGGCGAAGCGTTGCTGCTGCTGTCCGATGTGGACACCCCGGCGGTGACGCCGTGACCACCGTGACCAGCCGCACCGAACACACCCTGATGACGGTCACGATGTGGCTGACGCTCGCCGACGCCGAACCGCGGCCCTTCCAATGGTCCGTGGTGGCCGGCCGCATGTACCAGCCGCTCTCGGCCAAGCTCACCTACGAGCGACACGACTCCGACCCATGGGACGTGACGGTCGAACTGACCGGGGTCGGCCTACGGAAGGACGGCCAACCTGGCCGGATGGAGACCAGCGAGCTGTTCTGGTCCGGCCATGATGACCAACCTGACTGGTTGCGCGCGCTGGTTGACGAGTACACCCCGGCGGTGACCGCATGACCGGCCCGCTGCCCGTCGGCGCCGACGTGGTCGTCACCATCGTCGGTCGCGTCGAGTACGCCGACGAGAAGATCGTCAGCGTCGTCACCGGGTTCGGGGGCACCCTGACCGCGCCGCTGACCGCCGGGGTTGTGGTCACCGTCGTCCCGTCGCAGCAGGGGCCGCCGACTGACGCCCAGTTGGCGCGGCTGTGGGAGATGGGCGGCGCGACACCGGGGACGGTGTCTTCCGGGCTGATGGACCAGGGGCCGGCGGGTGAGCCCGACGGTAGAACCGGGGAGGGCGGGATCGCTGCGACGACCCGAGCCCTGCCCGCCGGCCCCGACCCCTGCGAGCACGCCTTCACGCGCAGCGCCGCGCCCCGCGGACCGGAGGCGTCCTGATGGCCGCCTGCCCGACGTGCCGCATCAACCACTCCCCGTACACCTGCGCGCAGTACGCGGCGCTGGCCCGCGGCGAGAACCGTGCCGACGCGCACCGCGTCCGGACCCGGTCCGCCGACGCCCGCAGGGCGTGTCCGCTGGCGTTGACGTCGCTGCTGCTCGCCGCGCCCGTCCTGGCCGTACGACTGCTCGGCGCCTACCACACCGCACCGACCGAAGGGGGCCCGTGATGGCCGAGTACTTCGCACCGGACCAGATCTTCCAGGCGCTCTCCGGCGCCTGCGACAACGACCTGTACATCCAGCTCGACCCGGACCGGCTACTCGACGTGGAGTCCTACCTGTACGGCGTCGGCGAGGTGTCGGTCCGCGACAGGGACGGGGCGGTCGTGGCCCGTTTCCGGGTCCGGATCGAAGAGATCGAAGACGCGGTGGTGCCCGATGCCTGACACAGCCTGGGGTGTCGAGGTCAACGAGGCCCGCGTCTACGCGACGACATCCGGCGGCGCGTGGTGGTTCGCCTTCCGGCAGCACTACGACCCGATCGGGCGGATCGTCGATGGGCCGATGACGCCGGTCGGGTCGCGGACGTGGGTGCTGTGCGAAGACCGCGCCGACGCCGACTCGCTGGCCATGCTGATGGCCGCCGCGGGGATCCACGCGAGCGCGCTGCGGGTCCGCGAACAGCCGATCGGCGCGGCGCAGCAGGCCCTGCTGGCCCGCATCAGCGCGTTGACCGAGGGGGAACGGTGACCGACGAGACGTGCACGCGGGAGAGCGTCACCCCCGACGGGGACATGCTGATCGTTGACTGCTCCGCGCATGGCGAGATCGGTCGCGTGCCGGCCGGCGGGGATGAGTACGGACGGGTTGAGCGGCTATGGGTGGCGCATGCCGTCGAGCCTGACTCGCCGGCCCCGGTCGAGGACCGGCGGATCTCCTACATCCGCGCGAAGGTCGCCGAGTGGGGCTCGATCGGCGCGTCCGACCTGATGTTCGCGCTCGCCGACTTGGAGGCGCTGCTAGGTGCCTACGACCAGACGCGGGAGACCGCCGACCGGTACAACGCCGCTGTCAACAGCCTCAGCGACGACAACGGGCGGCTCGGCGGCGAGAACGAGGCGCTGCGGCGGCTCACCGCGTCGCTGCGGGCCGACCTCGAGCAGATGACGGTGCAGCGCGACGCCGGGAGGGTCTGGAAGGCCCGAGCCGAGGCGGCCGACGCCGACCGGGACCGGCTCGCCGCAACGGTGGAGACGTTGGAACGGCAGCTCCGCGAGGCGGGCGAGGGCTGGGACACCGCCAGCGCGGAGAACGAGGCGCTGCGGGCCGAGAACGCGGTCGCCGAGGACGAGGCCCGGGACTCCATCGCCACCGCCGAACGGGTCATGGCCGAGCGGGACAGGCTCGCCGCGCAGGTGCAGCGGGTCCGAGACCTGCACCAGTCGATACCGGCCAGCGTCCTCGCTTGGGCCTGCCACCAGGACACCTGCACTGGTCACGAATCTGGGTGCCCGGAGATCGAAGTTCAGGTCTGCGCAGAGTGCGACGAGATCCGCGGGGAGCACGACGATGAGGGCAGCGTGAAACCGTGGCCCTGCCCGACGATCGAGGCACTGTCCACCCCGGACGCCGACCAGCCGAGACCGACCGATGTGACCGACAGACATCCCGCCGACGAACGGGGCCGCTGGGAGGCGGAGGCCGAACGGCTGAAGCGTGAGACCGACCGGCTCGTCGCGCAGGTGCAGCGAGTCCGGGACGTCGCTGACCGGCTCGACGGCATGGCCGGTGACGACCGCGACGACGACGCTGCTGTGGCGATGCGGAAGGCCGCCGGCTGGATCCGGTCGGCGCTGTCGCCGGTCCTGGCCGAGATCTACCCGGACGCCGAGCGGCCGGAGGCCGGCCAGTGACCGCCCCGAAGCGCACGGTCGAATCGAAGCAACCGACCGGGCTGGCCGTGCTAAGGCTCCTCGTTCTGGTCCTGTTGACCGTCGGGCTGGTCGTGTTCGTGGTGTACGCGGTGCACAGGGTCGGTGACCTGCACATGCAGGCCCTGCGTTCCGACCAGGAAACGGCGAAGGTGCTGCTGAATGAGGCGCAGACCATCGGGTCGCTGGGATGGGGGGCGTTTCTCGCCGCCGTGCTCGGGTTCGGATCGGCGCTGCTGAACGTGCTGGAGGCCGGCCAGTGACCGTATCCGACTCCGAAACCCCCACCGCCCAAGTCAGCGGCTGGCTCGGCGAGGGCTACGCCACATGGGGCGGGCTGGTTGACGGCGAGTGGGTCGAGTACCAGATCGTGCCTGCCGGGGCGCACCCGCTTGCCGCTCTGTTGGAGCGGCACCTACCAACGGCGGCGACACGGTGAGCGCCGCCCTGCCCGCCTGGGCCACCGACCCCGGCGCAGCCAACGACCCCACGTGGCGGCTCGGCGAGCAGTTGCAGGACGACCGCGCTGACCTGCGCAAGGGAAACGCCCTGGTCCAGTCGCCCGACTTCATCGTGGACTTCATCCTCGACCTGACGTACAAGCCGGCCGTTGAGGAGTTCGGGTTGGCCGGCGTCACGCTGATCGACCCGTCGTGCGGCACAGGCAACTTCCTCACCGCCGCGTTCATGCGGACCGCCGCCGGGTACCTAGCGATGCTCCGACCGTTCACGCCGCCCGGCATGGAGCCGTCCGGCCGCACTCGGGCGGCGATGGCCCGGGACGTGCTGCGGCAGATCGCCGGGGTGGACATCGACCCCGACTGCACCGACCTCGCCCGGCACCGCCTGACCGTGCTCGCCAACCAGCTCGCCGGCCTACCCGACGACGACACGTCGCAGCGGTGGCTGTTGCAGGTGGCGTGCGCCGACAGCCTCCTCCACGGGCCGGCCTCCGACGGTGCGCTGCCACCCGACGGGCACTGCTGCGGCGACCGCGACTGCGCGCAGGCCCTGGACATCCTCGGCCGCACCTACGCCGTGGTCGTCGGCAACCCGCCGTACATCACCGTCAAGGACCCCGCCAGGAACGCCGCGTACCGGGCGCGGTACGACGCCTGCTCCGGCAAGTACTCGCTGTCCGTGCCGTTCACGCAACTGATGTTCGGGCTCGCGCACCGCGGCGCCGAAGCCGAACCGGCTACGTCGGGGCAGGGCGCGCTGGACCTCGAAGGGGTGCCGGCATGACGGCCAAGTCTCTGCACTACGCGGTGGCGCGATGAAGCCCAACCACATGCTGCCGCTGCAGGGCCGCCTGTACGTCTTTAGCGGCTGGACCGTCAGACGGGGCGTCGCCATGTGCACCTGCGGTACGCAGTCCGATGCGCTGCCTACCGCGACAGCTCGCCGCGAATGGCACCGCCAGCACAGGGCGGGCGCGGTCGCCGTGGAACGCCGTGCCCGACTTCGGTTGCTCGGCCGCGACGGGGAGTCGGTCGCATGATCGGCGAACTGTGCCACTGCTGCGGCGTCGAGCCGATCGGCGACCGCGACGGGATCTGGTGCGAGGGCTGCTCGATCACCCGGCACGACTGCCCGGGCCACCGCTACGTCGCGGCCGGACGCTGGCCGGATCTGCCGTCGCTGACCTACGCCGAGGTTGCTGCGCGGCGGGCTAGCGGGGTGCCGGCATGAAGGCGCTGGCCGTCTGGGTGGTGCTGTCGTTGGCGTCCCTGGCCGGAGCCTGGGTGCTGCTCCGCGCCGACCACGAAGCCGACATCGGCACCGACGACGACGGCTGGTCCGACGCCACGGCCGCGGGCTATGAGACCGGCGGCATCGGCTGGCTACTCCAGGAGGAGGCAGGACCGTGAGCGCAACGAAGATCCGCAGTCGGAAGCCGACCGGACGCGTGCCATGGCCGATGATCCTCCTCGAAGGTGAGGAGAAGGCCGGCAAATCGTGGGCGGCAGCGCTGCTGTCCGCCAGCCCGAAGGTTGGCATCACGTACTGGATCGACCTGGGGGAAGGCGCCGCCGACGAATACGGCGCCGTCCCTGGCGCCCGGTACGAGGTCATCGAGCACAGCGGCGACTACCACGACGTCCTGTCGCAGATCGTCGCGGTGAAGGCCGAAGCCGCCCGCATCGCCGAAGCGGGGGAACCGCCGGTGGTGCTGGTCATCGACTCCATGACGGACCTGTGGGAGGGACTGAAGGACTGGGCCAGCGCCCGCGCCCGCAAGTCGCACTACGCCAAGCAACTACTCGCGAAGGACCCCAACGCCGACATCCCCGTGTCGATGAACCTGTGGAACGACGCGGGCGCCCGGTACCGCAAGGTGATGACGCAACTGCTGACGTTCCCCGGGATCGTCGTGATCACCGCGAAGGGTAAGGAAGTCACGCCGCTCACCGAGGACGGCAAGCCGAAAGAGCGTGCACCGAAGGAGTACCGCGTCGAGGGGCACAAGTCGATGCCGTACGACGCCACGATGTGGGTCCGGATGTACCGCACCCAGAAGCCCGTCGTGGTCGGCGCCCGGTCGGTGAAGCACGGCATCCGGCCCGGGAAGGACGACCCGTCGCCGATCGATGCGGACCCGGAGAACCTGCTGGAATGGCTGGTGTTCGACGTGCTCGGCTGCGACCCGGCCACCGCGCACGTTCGGGAGATCCAGCACGTGGCCGGCGGAGACCTGACCGAAGACGAGCGGGCCGGCGAGGCCGCGCCGGGCGGGCCGGCGACGGACCCGACGTGGCTGGCGGACATGCAGCAGGACATCGGCACCTGCCAGACCGAGGACGCGTTGCTGGCGTTCTGGCCGCAGATCGTGACCGCAGTCAAGGAGTCCCGCTGCGCCCCCGCCGACGGTGAGGCGTTGAAGGACCGCATCAAGATGCGGCGGGGGCAACTCAACGCCGCGAAGGGGAGCGCGGCATGACCGGCGAGCTCTACCACTCAGGCGGGGTGCCGATGCACGCGATCCGACTGACCGTGACCGGCGTCGGTCTGGAGGAGCTGAATGCGTTGCTGGCCGAGTTCCCCGGGCTCAGCGGAGACGACAGCCGGCTGACGTTCGAGGTGGACGGGACCGGCCTGTCCGCGACGCTCCGAAGCTGTCTGTCTGAGCGCCAGACGCAGGGCATCATTGCCGCGTTGTACGAGGCGAGGCGCCAACGTGAGGCGGCTGCGACATGACCGAGCCGCGGATCCTCGCCCGAGACCTGCTGGTCCTGCGGGCCCTGGCCGACAGGGTCGCCGCCGCGCTGGTCGCAGCCAAGACGGACACGCTGGCCGCGATGGAGGTCGGGGAACGGCTGGTCGTCAAGGTCGGGGACACCCCGGTCGGGACGGTGACGGTGACCCACGGCCGGGTCGCCGCCCGCATCACCGACCCGCGGGCGCTGCTGGCGTGGGTGAAAGCCAACCACCCCACCGAAGTGGTCACCACGCAGGAGGTCCGGTCGTCGTTCGTCGTCGCGCTGTTGAAGCGGGCGAAGGACAGCGGCGAGGTCGTCCCCGGCATCGACGTGTCGCAGGGCGATCCGTATCTGCTGGCGCCGGTGGACGACGTCGCGGCCGCGGTGATCGGGGCGGCGTGGGCGGACGGGTCGCTGTCGCTGCCGGCGTCGGTGCTGCCACAGATCGAGGCGCCATGACCCTGCGCGTCTACCGGCTCAACGTGGCCTACCCCGAGGGGAGCCGCACGGCAGAAGGCGGCACCGCGCCCGGGTGGCGGCCGGAGAAGTGGCAGCCCGGCGAGCCGTTCTCCCGCCTCTGGGATGCAGAAGGCGCGGATCCCGAGTTCGCGTGGCCCGTCTACGGCCCCCGCCGGTACCTGTCTAAGACCGGCGCTGGCAAGGCCGCCGAGATCTACCGCCGCTGTGGCTGCACCGTCGAGGTGGTCGCGTCCGATCCTGTGACGTGGCCGGAAGACGGCGGCCCCGATGCGTAGGTCCCCGCTCAAGCCGGGCAAGCCGCTCGCGCGGGGCACGGGGCTCGCGCGCACCGTCCCGCTCCGCCAAGTCTCCGCCAAGCGCCGCTTGCAGTTGGCGCAACGTCGCCCCGCCGTTGCTGCGCTGCTCGCCGCGCAGCCGTGGTGTCAGGCCCGGCTGCGCGGCTGTCAGGGCCGGTCCGTGGACGCCCACGAACTGCTCCGCCGGTCGCAGGGTGGGGACCCGACGAAGCCCGACTTGGCGCTGTGCCGCTGGTGTCACGACTGGGCGACCACCCATCCCCGTGAGTCCGTGGCGCTGGGGCTGGCCGTGTGGTCCTGGCAAGGCGGTGCGGCGTGATCCGCGAAACGATGCGGACCGCCCGAAAGTGGCGCCCGTGCTCCTCCTGCGGCCACGGCATCGACGTCGGCGCCGTGTACCGCGAAGTTGTCGCATCGCCGGACCACGAGGGCATCACCGGCCCGCACTGGTGGCGTCTGGCTGAGTGCTTCGCCTGCTCGGACCGGTACGGCCACCTGCCCGCAGACCGGGAGGTGCGGCCGGCTGCCCCGTTCGGGGAAGGCGGGGCAACTGCCGCACCTCCCACCCCGAAGGGAGACGTCCCGTGCCGCCCATCGTCATAGCCACGCTGGTCGTGTTCTTCGCCCTGCTGGCGACGCTCGTCTACTTCGTCCGGCAGGGCATGGGCGCCGAGAACCGGCGCGCGCTGGCCCGGGCCGACGCGCTCGCCGCAGAGCAGGTCGCGGTCGCGCAGAACAACGCGCAGAAGGCGAAGAACGTTCAGATCAACACGGAGATCGAGAGCATCCGGGCGCTGGTCAAGGTGCTCGGGCCGAACGGATACATCCTCTACAAGGCGATCCAGGACGGGGAGATCACCGTGATGCCGATCCCGATGGGTAACCCGCTGAGCATTCCGGTGCCGACCCGCTGACCACCTGGCCGGCCGGCGCGGGGTTCCGCCCCCCGGACCCCGCGCGGCCACCTACGAGACGGAGACGACATGAGTAAGCCGGACCTGAGCGCAGAGATCGCCAAGCACATGGGCTCCTACACCTACGGCGGCAAGGGCGTCAACCACGACCGTGTCGTAGACCTCGTCACCGACGATCTGCGGCCGTTCGTCCGTGCTGCCGTAGATGCTGCGTACTCAAGCTTCGATGACGCGACGCGCGCCGCTGGCGGTGCCCGGTGACCGCCCCGACGCCGGTTGTGGTGGCGACGCCGACCGCCACGGACGGCCTCGTCCTGCGCTGGTACCGCGACGAAGCCGCCTGGAAACGGTCCGCCGAGTTGTGCTCGGCCAGCCGCAACGGCGTGTCCATCTACGCCGAGTATCTGCACGAGGTCCCCGTCGGGTGGTTGGAGGCCGCGCAGGAGGCGCACCGGCTGATGGAAGCCGGCCGGTACGACCAGGCGCGGGAGACGGTGGCCACGCACCGGCCGACGCGGCTGCTCGGCGGCGAGTTGGAGCCGATCGGCGGTGACCGGTGAGTGCCGCGACCGCGGCGGCCCTGCTGGTCGCCGCGCTGCTCATTCTGCTGGCGAATCTTGGCGTACTCGGGATCACCGTCAAGCTCTACACCGAGATCCTGAAGGACCGGAAGTTCGACGTGCGCGAAGCACGATCCGGACACGACGGCGGCCGGCAGCTCCCGGCAACTGGCGGCGCCCGATGACCGGGACCACCGACGTGCCCGCAGAGGCCATCCTCGTCATCGCTGCCAAGTATCAGGCCCGCGACTACCCGGGCGCCGTCGTCAGTGAGGGCGGCCCCGAGGCGCCTTACGTGGCTGACGTGCGCGACGTGCTCGCTGCTGCCGCTGAGGCCGGTTGGGTGCTCGTCCCCGAACCCGCAGGGCCGGAGTACCGCCCCGGGCAGCTACTCGGCGCCCGGCACGACGACCCGGACCCGACCGGCGCGCTGACCGGCTCCGAGACCATCCCGCCGGTCGGGTCCACACAGGACGGAGAAACGACGTGAGCGAAGACGCAGACAAGCTCGGCGGGCATCTCGGCCTCTGGTTGTGCGAGCGGATGTGGAACGAGTACGGCGCGCTCCGGCTCGGCGCCGAGAAGTACCGGGTCGCTTCCGCCGAGGACTACGAGGCGTGGGGTTACGACAGCCACGACGTGACCGGGCCGACGCTGCTGGTCCGCGAACCCGACGGGCAGGTCTTCGAGATCGAGGTCGATGTGCACGCCCGCCGAGTCGCACCGTCCACACGGGACGGAGCATCGTGACCGCCTACCTGCTGCTGCTCGGGTTCGCCGCGGTGTGCCTGCTCGCCGCCACGGTCCCGCAGGTCGCCGCCCGCCGCCGCCACTCCCTCGGCGCCATCGGCCGCTGGCCCGGCGCCACACCCGGTTGGGGAGACGAACTCGCCGAGTGGCTCCGTACCGGCATCGGATCGGCGGTAGCACGGTGAGCCGCGCTGTGGACGTCCTCACCTGCAGGCTCGCGCTGGCCGCCGCCTACGCCGGCCTCGTCGGCTTCGACTGGCTGCTGCGCCGGGTCCTGCGGGCGGAGGAGCCGGAGCGGCCGGTGGTGCGGCCATGACCGACTTGACCGGCCCCGAACGCGTCGGCTACGTCGTCGTCTGCTGGAACCAGGCCAGCGGCCAACCCGACGTCGTCGAGTGGACGTTCAGCCACACGCGGGAGAGCGCCGAACGCGACCGCGACCGGGAACGGGCCATAACCGCCAACGTCGGCCGCCGCGAGACCTACGCCGTCGCCGAGGTCGTCCCACTCGAGGACTCGACGTGAACCGGCCGGCAGCCGACCTGCGCGCCTACGAGACCGACCCGGGCCTACTCATCCGCGACCCCGGCGGCGGCAGCGTCAACGAAGCCCGGGACCTGATCGAGCTGATCGAGGACCACCCGGACGGCTGCGGCATGTGCGGCGGACCACGAACGGACGACAAGACGGCACGCTGGCCGAGACCGCGGATCTTGGACCGGCTAGACGAGGGGCCGACCGCGGGAGCCGAGCGGTGATGGACAGGTGGCACGGGGCTGGGGCGGGCACGCTGTCGCTGCTACAGGCTTGCCGGCGGGCGCACTGCGGGCCGCCGAAGATGCGCAGGCTCATCGCCGCCGGCGCCATCCGCGCGTACCGGCCCGGCCGCGAATGGCGGATCAACGCCGCTGACCTCGACTCCTACCTCGCCGGGAACATCCAGCCTAAGGAGAGCGACCATGCCTAGCCCGGCCGACGAACTGCGCGCAGCAGCAGCACATGTCCGAGAGCGCGCAGGGAAGGCCGCTGAATGGTTCGCGGCGAAGGACTTCGAGGACGACTACCCGGCGATGGTTGAGAACTGGCTAGGTGGCCCAGTCGGCGAGCACGCCGCCGGGTGGTCCCCGCCGCCGGCCCTCGCCGTCGCCGCGTGGCTGGACCTTTCGGCCGCGCAGTACGAGGAGGCCGACGCGGCGCTCTGGCAGGTCGAGTACCACCTGACGCAGCAGGCCGTTGACGCCGCGCTGGCCGTGGCCCGAACAATCCCCGGCGGTGAGACATGAGCGACCTCGACCGCATGCTGTCCGACAAGGTCGCCGACGGCCGGATTACCGAACATGACGCCGTCGTGGTCCTCAAGTTCCGCGACTTCCTACGGCAGGCAGGCCGCGTGGGCGGTCCGCTGACGGATGAGGAACAGGCGTTCCGGCGGCGTTGTCACACCGACCCGGAGTGGCGCGAGTTCCTGGGGCTGGGGCCGACACCATGACCACCCACGAACTGAAGACGGTCCCGCCCTATTGGGAGGACGTCGCCGCCGGCAGGAAGACCTTCGAGGTCCGCCAGACCACCGACCGGACGTTCGCCGTCGGAGACATGCTGCGCCTGCGGGAGTGGGAGCCGACCGGCGAAAGCCACGACGACGGCACATACACCGGCCGGGTCGTCTGCGTCCGCGTGGTGTACCTGCTCACCGGTCCCGGGATGGGAGTCCCGGCACACCTTGCGGTGATGGGCATCGAGACGGAGCCGGCGCCATGACCGACAGCGAAGCCCGGCGGTTCGTGATGGCCATCTTCTACGAGGGCCCATGGGAACGGCTGGCCGGCTGGCTCCTCAAGATCGACGGGTGCACCCTCGAGCTACGCGGCGAGGTGACGCCCGGGTCGCTGCGGGAACGACTGTCCACCGTCTGTGAGACACGGGACCGTGCGTGGCGGATGCACTACGTCCGCAGGCGCACCGATCCGCCCGCACGCTGGAAACGGCGCCTCCCGCCGAACGCTGTTGCACCTCGCGGCGCGATGAGCGTAGGCGTCTTGCTGCGCAGCGTCTTCTCGGCGCTGTTCGTCGGTTTCGCCGTGTACTTCGTGTCGAGAGCGCTGGGCGCACCGCACATCCGGCTCAGACGGTGGCTCGAACGGTGGCTGGACCAGTGACCACCGAGACGCGCATCCACCCCGAAGCCGAAGCCCTCGCCGGGCGGCTCCGGGACGCTGCTGCCGCGCTCCTCGACGGAACCGCCGCAGCCGCCCTGCTCGCCGACCCCGACCGCCGTCCCGGCGGCTGGGCCGGTCCGGTGGACCTCGGACCCGGGGTCGTGCTGTGGGTCACCCTGCCCGCCGGGACGACGACATGACCGGCGGCCTGCGCATCGTGCCCGTGTCGTTCGGTCAGGCGTGCGAGTTCGTCGCTGCGTGGCACCGGCACCACGCGCCGCCGGCCGGCCACAAGTTCAGCCTCGGCGTCTCCGGCGACGACGGGGTGCTCCGCGGCGTCGCAATCGTCGGCCGTCCGGTCGCCCGCCACCTCGACGACGGCGCCACCCTCGAGGTCACCCGCACCGCCACCGACGGCACACCGCACGCGAACAGCGCGCTGTACGCCGCCGCGTGGCGGGCCGCGAAAGCCATCGGGTACTCGCGACTCGTCACCTACACGCAGGCAGGCGAAACGGGCGCCAGCCTGCGCGGCGCAGGCTGGCTCGTTGTTGCCGAACGGCCCGCCCGGCCCGGCTGGACATGCCCGAGCCGGCCGCGGGTGGACCGCGGCACCAGCGGCGTCCAGCGGACCTTGTGGGAGGCGGTGTGACCGCCCCGGCCTGCGGCCCCGGCTGGACCGGCCGGCGCTTCACCGACTGGCCCCGCCGCCCAGCACCGCCCTGCGGCCTGTGCGGCCAGCCCGGCCGCCCCTACCCTGCCGGGGCGCGCTGCGACACCCATCGCCCCGGCCGGCCACCGCCCACCGTCTACCCGCTCGAACGGCCACCCGCCGCCGAAGGGGCCCTCGACCGGGCCCGTCGCCAATGGCCGACCGCGCCCCTGTGCGCCGCCACCGACCACCGCGGACAACCCGCCTGCTACTACCCGCTCGACCCGGCCAACGGGGACGAGGTCATGCACCAGAGCTGCACGGCGGAGTACCGGCGGTACGTCGCAGCGATGCGGCTGGTCGAGGAACGGCGCCGGTCCGAACCAGCACGGGCAGCGCTGCGGCGAGGTGCGGCATGACCCTCCACGAAGGCGGCAACTACAACGGCACCCGACGGCACTACGTCCGGGCGTGGACCCTCAAAGAGCCGCGCGGCGGGATGGGCGGTGAGCCGTTGTGCCGTCTCACCAGGTATGTCTACGACCAGGACTGGCACGACAAGGCGGCGCGAAAGGTCGTCGCCGACATGCCGCTGTGCAGGCTATGCCAGCGGGCGGCAGCGAAGGGCGGTGTGGCGTGACCGTAGCCGACACCAACCGCGGCAGGACCACCGAACGCGCCGCCGCACTATGGCTCCGAGGACACGGCTTCCCCGGCGCCGAACGGACCGTCCGCACCGGGTATCGCACCCGGACCCGCACGCTGGCCGATGCTGCCGACCTCAACCTGTGCCCGGGCCTCGTCGCCCAAGTCAAGTCGCTACGACCAGCCAGCCGTGCCGAGCGGGCCGTGGACGGCTGGATCGTCGAGACCGAGCAGCAGCGCAAAACCGCCGGCGCTGCGGTGGCGCTGCTGATCGTCCGCCGTGAAGGCACCGCCGACGTCGGCGAGTGGTGGGCGTGGCTGCCGCTGCGGTCCCTGCCCGGCGTCCAGCCCGAGTTCGTCAACCCGATGAGCACCCCCCGGCTGGCGGCGCGGGCGCTAGTCCCGGTGCGGTTGGCCGTCGCCGACGCCTGCTACCTGCTGCGCTCCATCGGCTATGGGGCTCCGCCAGACAGTGAGGAAGGTACCTAGAGTGGGCGGCTTCGCGTGCGAGATCTGTGGGTGGCTATTCCCGACGGTCAGGTCCCGGGTGACCGGATGACCGTGTTCCTCGAATTCCGCACCCCGTGCGCGCTGTGCGGCTACCGGCTCCGCGGCTGGCAGTGCCGCACCATCCGCATCAACAAACACAGCCTCCGCACCACCGACCGGGCAGGGCTCGGCGCATACGACCGGGCATGCCCCGAATGCTCCTGGCCCGCCGACGGCGCCCCGTGGACATTCGCCGGGCTCGGCCGGGCCGACCGCGTCAAGGTGGACGCGGCGCGGGCACGGCGCGGCTGGGAGCCGCTACCCGGGCAGGTGAGCCCGTGATCACCTGCGTGTGCGGCGCCAAATGGACCGGCACCGGCCGGGCCCATTGTGGCTCCTGCCACCGGCTCTACTCCGGGCTGGGCGCGTTCGACGCGCACCGCAAAGGCGGCGAATGCCTACTCCCCGGAGACGCCGGACTCGTCAAAGGCGAAGACGGGGTATGGCGGTTCCCGACCGATCCGGACGCGCCGCCGTGGTGGGATGGACGGCAATGAAGCCCCGCGACGTGATCGACCGCTGCCCCGGATGCGAATGCACCCGCTACTGCGACGGGTGCGGCTGCTACGGCTGCTACCGCCCCGCCTGCCGCTGCTACCAGCCGCTGGAAGGCGCGGTCACCCGCCCACCCGACGTCCGCATCACCCCACCCACCCCGCGGGTGCTCGTGAAAGAAGGCCCGGTCAAGCCACCGCCCGCCTGGTTCAGAGGCCGGCGATGACCAAACACCGAAGCGGAACCGGCGGCATCACCCC